ATCACCTACTATTCCAGGTGTCCCTAATCGGAACGGAACTGTTAAGTACCAGCCCCCACCTTTCTTCAAGTGACGCTTTGAAGAACTCATGAATCCTTCTTTCATATCAAAAGGCATGATTCCTTGTTCCACAGCATTTGGCAACCAGCCGTCAAGTCCTATGATCACGGAATCGAAAGAAGGTCTTTGAACGTATATCCCCCTCTGATATTCTTGACGAGTCTGCTTCAGTTCCTTTCCCGCTAAATTATGCCACTCTTCCGAGAACCTAGCACCGATTTCTGACAAGAGGGTATCAACGAAAGATTCTGCTTGATCTATCGTTAATTGCCACTCCTTAAAGAAATCACTAAGATCCAACGTTATCATGGTAAGTAGGAATTATTCACTAAATTATCATCTGTTAAGTTCGGTGCGTCTATCACGTTATGAACCCTTCTCATGATTGCAGCGATAGGCATATTAGTGTTGTTCTCCCTAGACTTATTGTCTAAGATAAACGTGTTCCTGATGTCATGATTTAGATCTATGATGTTGTACTGAACCTTATGCTCATACGTCACGGAAACGGAACTACCTTCACGAACGCATGAACTAGGAAAGAACACGATCCTATTTAACTCAAAGGTATAGTCAATACCTTTCTGTAAAAGTCTTAGGGGTTCAGAAGTGCCTAAAAACAAAAACACGTCAGTAACTTCTAATATCGGGTATATGGTGAAGGCGTACAACTGCCCGTTCCATTCTCTCGCTATCAATACTTCCGACTGAGGAGAAATAGAGTTCTCAATCGTAATCTTATCCATGAAATTCAAATGAAACATGGATTTTACCGTTATCGCTGCAGTGCCTAACATCTCAACACTCCAGTCTTTATACCTAGTATTCTTGTTCAAGGACTGGCAAACGGCCTTAATACGAGTAGGATTTATGAACACCCAGCCTGAGCCCCCACAGTTCCTACAAGTGGATTGATGTTGTACTCTCTTTGAGCAAGGACAAGGGATAGCCCTCTCCCAGATAACTTCATACCCCTTATTGTCTACCAAGGCATCGAAATCAGGGTAGAGAAAATCTACCCTAGGTACTCCTGGATATGAGGCTTTAGTTTCTACAATCTTCTTTTCCATACCTACCCTATTTTACATGGAAGTACAACCTATTCCCCTGTAATAAGTCTTTAACTTAGACAAAGAATCTTTAATCTCCTTCTGGTAATTTATGATGCGAGCACCAAATGCCGCATTAGTGGCAGAGTTCGTTGTTGAGATACTTTGAGAGAGACCATCAATACTTAAAGAATAAGAGGCAAGCGCTGACTGCCCTAACGCAATATCACCCGCCACGTTGAAAATTCCTATCGCTGCAAGTTTCCCTATCACGTCTATAATATCAAACGGTATCTTCTCGAATCCCGTGCAATACTCTACATTCCAGTAGTTAGGCAAGGTCTTATATCCCATCATCCCGAGGTTAGGCAGCACACCTGAATACAGCATAGATTCCCCAGTCATTTCCACTACTGCTGACTGAGTGGGAACGATGAAGATTCTCCTGTAAAAAGTCTCCATATCAGAAGTCAGCCTTGAGCATAGCCATTGCTTCGGGTATTCTAGTTGTTTCACCTGCCCTAAGAATCCTACTAGTCTAAACGGTTTCACTACTGGATAGGTAGTACTGATAAAACCGAACTGTCGGAACTCATCTCCGTAAAAATCTAGATTCTCAAGTATGACTTGCTTTTTCAACTTGATGCCTAGGTATTTTTCTATCTCAGACTGTGCAGCTTTCAAGAAAAAACTGTAAACATCATTTCCCAGTTCCGTACCGGACCTGTCTTGTATCGTGATACCGTAAAAATAAAGAGCCTGCATCTCACTAGGTGATAAGACAGACTCCCCATTCTTTCGGTACTTTATCCCTAGGGTGTACCGCATATTGCAAAATTTATTGTTTACTCAGAAAAAGAGATCTTCATGATGTACTCAATCAAGTCGTCTTTCTTCGTGATCTTCTTCCATTCACTTTCTGGAGCCTTGGATTCAATCAAGATCACCTTCAACTCTTCAACTGTTTTTTCACGCAAATTTTTCCGGGCTTCTTCTTTCTCATCAACTTGGTTTTCCTCGAGAATAAGTCCTGCTTTTCCTCTCGCCTCATTGATAATCTTTTCAGCCTCTTTTTGAGCCTTACTGATGATTTCATCAGCTTGTGCCCTGGCGGATTCCAGCAGACCATCAATTTGCTTAGCGAGTTCCTGCTGTTCTAAGGTCTGAAATTGAACGTTCTTATCCTTTAACTCAAATCCAGCGTTAAGGGCATAGGGAACGACCTTTTCATCCACGAACGCTTCCCCTTCACTGTTAACCAGTACTTGAAAGCCTTGTCCCACGGTGATAGTCCGGTTGAACCTGTGTTCTAAAGTAGTAAAAATAGCAATCTGACTCATATCTTTGTTTTTAAAGGCAAAGGGGAAGAACGCAACTTCCCCTAAGCATAGGTTATTTAATTCGTGGCTATAACGTCACCAATATTGATCACACGCACGATCTTACGAGGAGCGTACAGGATCGGGGTTCCATAGCACAATACCATGAACCTACTGATCGGTGCCAGCAAAGCCAAGTTCATCTTCATCATAGGAGCAAGTTGCTTCCATGCTAAAACTTGGTCTGCGTCCCATTCAACAAGCAACGCTTGATCACAGTCAGGCAAGAACCGGTTCTTGTCACGTACTAAGCCTGCGGCTGCACCGTCATAACCAGAAGTTAAGTCTTTCGTGGAAACCTCGAAAATCTTATAGAAGTCTGATTGAGCGGCAGTACCGTTCGGGTTTACTTTCGTGCGGTAGATGCAGAATCCAGTGGCAGCATTTGCAGCGCCTGTTCCTGCAGTGAACTTCAAGTCTACTGCTTGACCAGCGGCAACGGTTACCAAGTTGGATGACAACAAGGTCAAGGCTGATTCTCCGTAGCGGTTACGGGCAGTAACAGCGTAGTAGTAATCACCCGTGAAGTTTGCGAAACGTGCGGTAGCGTCAGAAACTGCGGCTGCCGGAGTAGTGGTGTCTGCAACAGGAGCGGCAGGAGCTTTTGAAGAAGTAGCCAAAGTGTTGGTTCTCTTCAAACGTGAGAACTTGAAGAAGTTGGACTGCATGATCTCCACTGCACCGTTCTGAGTGATGATCTCGTTTACCCTTTGACCGAAAACACCGTCACGTACCTGCGGCATAACCGGTTGAATCCATTTCTTGTTGTGATACTTGGTAACGAAGTTGGAGAAGGTACGAGGTGAGGAGATGATCAAGTCGGCAATACCGTAGTTGTTCACTACCCCTAAAGATCCCTGCTCAATAGCGGTATCAGTCAGTACTGATCCTCTCAAGTCGATCACGTTCTCTGAGTCTTGATACTCATCTTTAGAGATCCAGTCTCCGTCAATTTCTTGCTGTGCGAAGAAACCGTTAAAGTGCTCCGGTACAATACGAGAGTCTGCGAAAGGAAGGTACCCTTCGATTAACTTTGTCATCAAAGCAACCTTGTTTTTCGTCTCTTGTGCAATCATGTTGGAAACACCAGAACCGGTTTCTACTAATTGCATCGGGTGCGTAACACCTCCTACTACTCCAAGGTACTTGACGAATTGAGCTTTCCTCCTGTAGATAGAGTCAGCCGATTCCGGTAACTCACCTTCTAAGGTGAAACCTCCGTCTAATTCACCGTAACTAACCAACTGGTTGTACTCTTCTACGGTGTTCGTTGCCGGTTTCTTACCGATACGGTAGAAGAACGGTGTATGTTTAGGAGTATTCGTTAAGATCTTCAACGTGTTCTCCAATGATTCAACTTTCAACGGTGCTCCGGAAGCGTCTAAAAGGTTGGTCGTTTCCCTACCTGTAATCTCCCCGGCAGACATCGCTTTTAACAACTCTTGGACATCCTGCTCAGAATAATTTCCTGCGGTTTGAGCACCATCACCAAGACTTGCATAATCTGCTAAACTGATTTGATTAAACATAGTGATAAAAATTTGTTTTGTCAAGCGATGCGCCTAAATGCTTTGTGACTGAAACGATGCGGTTGCAACTAAACAATTGCAATCTTATGTTTTGCTTTCATGTAAGCGATTACGTCCTCTGGAATGAACCCGTTACCGGCCTCAAACGTGGACACTGCTTCTGAAAGTTTTCCTTTCATCAAAGAATCTTCTTCAGTAGAGAAGGCCTCAAACAATGCGTTAGAAACTAACGATTTCTGCATCTGTTTGCTCAACGGTTTCAGACCGTCATTCTCTGCGACTTCGAAACTCTTCTTAATGTACTCAACAGAACCCGGGCGAATTGATTTCTGAATCGGCTGACTCTCAAAATACTCCAGTTTGTCTTTCAAACTGTTGATTTCATCGTCCTTCGATTTCATGATCTCATTTACCTCTTCCTTATAAGAACCAAGTTGGGAAGAGAATTCATCCATGAGTGACTTTCTCAGTTCTTCTACTTCTTGCTTACTGATAACGTCAGATTCATTTGATTTTTTCATGGTGGTCTTCTTACCGGCCTCAACTTTTTCTGCCTCTTTGTTCTCCTTCTCAGACTCATTTTCTAAGTCCTTCTCCTTCGGGTTCTCATTCTCTTCTTCTTCCTTACCCTCTTCCGGTGCAACGGTAGCCTTTTTCAGTTTCTCCATCTCGTCAGCGATACATTTCGCTTTCTCGATATGTTCTTGGAATTCTGCCTTCAGGAGTTCCATTTTCTTCTCTTGATCCCCGTTGGCGTCTTCTTGCCCACTAGAAGTAGTTCCTATCGTTTTCAAGAAGTCCAGTGATTTCTTGATCTCTTCATCGGTAATTTCTCTCTTTGCCATAACTTTAAAAGATTTCGGTATAAATTTATTAAAAAGTTTTATTACTACAATGTTTCTAAACGAATTTTTTAGTGAGATTCATAATTCTATCACATTTAGCGATTTTTTCAATCTCTTCCCTAGAAACAGTTCCCCTATGATAACCTTCTACCACGTCACAGACAGCCTTCAAGATCTTTTCATCGTCCTCAACGTCTTCCTTAACTAGAGGTCTCGTGTTTTCAGTTCCTTGAGATTTCTCAAACCTGATGTTCCCCTCTTTATCCACACTCACGTACTCTCCATTCTCATTTAACTCCTCTATCACCAAGCCTTTCTCAAGACACTCATACTCCAAACTATCATTGTCTTGATAAATGTCATCACCCGTGAATCCCTTCTTCACCAACTCTGCGTAAGTGTGACCGTTTTTAGGGAAGGGGCATAAGGCCACTGCCGTGATCTTCGCCTTCTTCACACGTTTAGGATTCACCAGATCCCTTTCAATGACTTGTCCTTCCACGGACCAGCCTAGTTTAGTACCCCGAGGTGATTTCTCAAGTGCCTTCATCAGCCTAACTGCGTCACGTCCTAATTCTGAGTCTCCCCAGATTACACCGTTCATCATCAAGCCCTTTCCTGGAACGTACTTCCACGTGTGGGGCTCTCCGATAATATACTTAGGTCCCTTCTGATGATCCCAATTGATAAAGGAGAACTCACTCATATCAAAGTTCTTGCAGTCTAAGGTCTCATCATCCGAATCCTTACTCTCATCAGAGATTAAGCCCCCAACCTCATACACCTCATTACCGTCCTTGTCCTTACCTTTCTCCAGTATGGACGCAGGAGCGAAAAACTTGAACCTATTATTCTTAATTAGTTCCACCTGTCTAACATCAAAAATTTCTCAACGATCGGGGAAACTACTTCCATGCCCCTAATATTTTTAGTGTTCACTTTACTTGAATTTATACCTATACAACTGCAAACGAGAGCGGCATTGGTATCCGTGTCACCCCCTAACTCAATCACCAACTTCAAGACCTGATTCAGTTTAAGTCTTTCTTTCACGCAATGATAACAAACGTATTCTAACAAATCATGCGTTGATAAAGAATCCATCGCATAATCCCTGAATCTTTCTACTTCCTTGTTTTCATGAGTAGTCCAGGGATCATTACCCTTAAAGACCTCCCTCAATACCTCAGACCACGTGAAAGCACTACTAATAGCGATCGGGTTGTTATGTGTCACCGTGACAAACTTTCTAAAATACTCATTTCTCAAGTGAAGATCATCTTCTTGAAGGAGGTACACGGCTAACGGTAACGAGTAAAAGAAACAACCGTTACCGTACCTTTTTGAAGGCTTAGTAGGGAAGTTCTCAACGATAGAAGTCTTAACTTGATAACCGATGTCAAACATTCTACCGTCTACCGTGAATCTGCCTTGATAGAACATTTCTCTGAGGTTCTCTTTGTACTCCTCAACTTGTTCCTCAAGAGTATTTTTCATGGTGAGAGCGTCAAGAAGACATAGCATGATACTCGTGTCATCAGACCAAGTTCCTATCGGTTGATCATGTGTACCATATCCCGTGCAAATGTAACGAAAGGTGCCTGCCTTACTAAACTCATAAGGTACACCCATCGCATCACCTAGCACGTAGGCAAGAATACTATTCTTTATTTTCTCCTTCGTTGTCATCATCTGTTTCTTCTTCCGCTTCCTCAATCATTTTCCTAGCCTTAAGGATGTACTCTTCCTTAACGTTCTTTTCCCAACCGTCTTTAAGGGGAATTTCCATCATCCTGTCCTTAAGTGTTGATTCTTCGTTTTCTTTCTCTTTTCCCATATTACCGATTTATTAAAGTATAAATATAACAATTATTTTTCTTACTTTAAACTATATTTCTACTAAATTTAGTGTCAAAGTAGTAACTTCTGAAAAAGGCCCTTCTTTAACTTTTTTCATTTTAGGCTTTCCTTGTATCTTATACCTACTTGATGATTTCATCAAGACCTCATCTTCATTTTTAAACCTTGCAAAGTCCCTAATCCGTTTACCGTTTTTAGATTTTATCTTAATCAAGACATTACCACCAAATTTAGAAGTGACTTCTTTCCTCTCAGATGTTGATAAAGGGGTACTAAACTGGATGAAACCCTTTTCTTCTTGCTGCCCTGTTAAATCTCCTAAAAAGACTTCCACATTATCAATACCTATCGCCCGATATGTTTCACCTTCATAATTAGGAAGTCTGTTTAAGGCTTGTTCTAGCATACTGTTATACTGAACAGCTTGTTCCGAAGGATGTTCACTCCTGAGTTCTTTATTCAATTTTTGATACCCCTGCTTAGAATAGTTGTTAATGAGGGCCTGCTCTTCCCACGTCAAACCATCCTTCATAGGTTTGTTTCTATACTCCTCAATTGATTGCTCTAAACCAGGAGTCCATCCTACCAATGACTCTATCGAGTTTTTCTTTTCAGGATCATTCTCAGGGTTCTCCTCAACTTCCCTTCTCTGTAATTCCTTCTTCGCCACGACACGTAGGTCTTCATCTGCCCCTTTCGCCGCTTGTTCTAACGCCTCTTGAGACGTTTTCCTTGCGTATTCTTCTAACTGTTCTCTTGATAACTTCCCCTTCTCCTTGTTTTCGGTACCGTCCTTCTCTTTCTTGTCCTCGACTTCTTCCTTCTTAGGTTCTACGTCTTCCTTAACAGGTATCCAACCTTGAGCTGTCTTACGCATTTTCTGCCCCTTCCATTCCCTAATTTCACCTACCTCTGCTGCCTTTCCCTTCTGGAGAACTTCCAACTCATCCATCGCCTTCATCGCTAACTCCTGATCTCCATACTGAATGTATGCCTTGAGCAATGATTGCTGTGAGTATATGTCTTTTAAGAACCCACCTAAAACTTTCTCCTTGATGTTATCACCGTTAATCAAGTAGACAGTATCCCACTTAATCTCGTTACCGTTAGTAAGAAGTACCGAGTTCTCTTTCTTAAATTTCGCATCATCAAAAGTCTTCCAAGTCTTGCCTACCGGTTTCATGAAAACGGGCTTCCCATGAAGTTTCCCCGTGCAATAATCTATACTTCCCTTAAACCTTTCTACGAATCTATTAAACCCTAATAGGAAGGACGGTAACGGTATGAAAACAGAAGTTTTGCCTTCTTTCGTTAGATCATCATGTACAGGAGTACCATGCTCCACGACCTTCAAAGAAGTAGTGGGTCTCTTATTAAACCCGATCACGTTCCTATACTGATCTAGGATATACTTTCTTTCATCAGTCAACTCTCCAAGAATAGGAGGGTTATTGTAATACTCATCAAAGTCCTTATCTGCCTTTTGTTCAAGTTTCTTCCACTCCTCAGCTCCTACCTTTTGATAGTCACCATCTTCTCTATGGGAGATATAACCTATACTAAATCTCTTACCCTTCTCTACTTCTGACATATTTTCTGTAGACTGTTCAGGTGTCTCTCCAGGGCTATCAAGATCTTCTCCTTCAGCCTTTGCCACCTTTTTCTTGGTTTCTTTTTTCTTTTCATCTCTTTCTTCTGATAACGCAATAGCTATTGCTTGTTTCTGATCTGTTACCCTTTCACCACTGCCTGTTTTCAAGGTGCCTTCCTTCCATTCCCTCATCACCTTATCCACTTTATCCTGTGACTTCTTTATCTCAAGTCGAAGAACAGGCCCTTCTTTTGCCTTCTTCAGGACATAACGATGTACTGCCCCTTCTGGTAACGATCGTAACGCTTCATCAACCTTTTCCCTAGACAGTTGACCGTTATTGAAGGCCTTACAGACAGTCTCCAAATTCTTCTGTAACTCATGGTAGAAGTGATTCATGTTCTCATGGTTCACGTTCATCACTTCCACGGGTATATCAATTAGGGTTCGGAGATTCTCCTTCAAGTTCATGAGCAACGGTTTCTCTCCTACCTTATCAAAAGGTACCCACTCATACTGAACTTGCTCACGCTCTTCCAATACTACAGGATCACCCGTGAAACGGCAACAGTAATACTGAATGGAGCATTCCTTGTCTAAATACGTACCGCAATGAATGACATCCTCGGGGTCCAACTTTATACCTGTTTCCTCCTCGCATTCCCTAACTGCAGCGTATTTCTCATTCTCGCCTTCTTCAACATGACCACCTGGCAAGCAATACTTACCTGGCTCAAAATCATCGTTAAGGTTCCTCTTCACGAAAAGAATTTCATTCTGATCGTTCACTAGTATCATGTCGGCGTAATGTGTACGGTTGTCTTTCACGTACACCGTTGCCTTACTCAAGTCCAGTCTCTTATACTTCTTCAACTCAAGTAGATCTTCCTTGCTGACGAGTCCCTTCTTAAACCCCTCAGTCAAGTTCACTAGTATCTCACCGAATTTACCCTTTTCTATGAAATCATCATACTCAAGTAAGAAAGGTAATTCAGGTTCTGACTTGAGTAACGATTCTATTGATTTACGAAGATCTTCTTGTATCACGGATGACTTCTTAATGAATCTCGTGTAATCATCCATGAAAGCGTTATACTTTCTCTTGATAGATTCTACCGCAAGAAAGCCTAAATCTTCTTTTTGCAAATCGTTGATACTGTCTTTAAACTCACTCTTTACGTGAGTGTATTCTTGACTCTTAAACAAGGTCTCTCTACGTGAGTTGTTCAATTGAACTACCTTCTCACGTAATTCTCCTACTCTCGAGGCGAACGATTTAGAAAATATGAGGTCTAATATTCCCATCTCAACTGAAATATAATTCTGATTCTTCCTGTCTCCTTTTCACTAGTCCAGGCAATTTCTTACCTTTTGAATTTACCCATCTACCGAACTCATTCCTAATAGTAGGATCATTAGGATCCTTCTTCACTTTCTTGCACAAGGTAGAAGAGAGGAAATTCCCAGACCCTAAGTTGAAAACGAACGATACCAAGGCGTCAAACTGGTTCTGCGTCAACTGAACGTTTAGGGAGTTCACTGCCTTTTCTGCCGCTGCAAGGTCTTTCTTTAAGAAGTCCTCAGCTTCTTCTTCAGTGATTTTCTGTCCCTTCACTACTCCTTTCGTGTGCCCATACCCTATAGTCCAAACCTTCGCTGGGCACAAGTAAGATTCAAGGTATAAACCCTCAAACCTTTTTATCAAACTTAATCCTTCACTACCTGTTATCATTATTGTATGACATTTTTAATTTTCTCATGATCACCTTTATAACCATCTCGTAAAGACCCACGGCAGACAAGAAAGCGAAAATCATCATCCCTAAGTCTGTCTCGTATATGGTACTGAAGATAATACCTAAGGACACTCCTGATGAAAGTAAAACTATAAACTTCTGTTTCCTAGTAGGATTAGGAATCAGGTATTTTAAAACAACGAATGTCAATAGGCACACACAGATGCCGTATAACATCTCAGGAGAATTCTTTAAGGTCTCTTCCATATCATAATAATGTCTTTGCCATATCAAATGCTTCCGATAAACCGAACAAAGCAAGCACGATCAGTACTATTAAGACTGACACGATTTTTTTCTTATGACTTTCCAACCATCGTGCGAACTCCGTAGACTGGTTCAAGGAATTTAACTTACTGTCTAATATGTCAATCTTATTCGCTAGAATAAGCAATGCCATATCAGTAGGATTGTCTCTTCCTTGCAATAGCTTTACTAATTTTTCAGTTTCTTTGCACATGATATTGTCAATTTTCTTAGTCATAGTGATCACCTAAATTTAGTAATAATTTAATTAATAACAAACTTAAACTTTAAAAATCTTATCACCCACCGAAATTTTAATAGTTCCCTTCGATTGAGTGCTAGATTTTTTAGTCACGTACATTCCTTTATCAGGATCCCACTCATCACCTTTCCTGTAAATCCTTAAGTCACACCTGCAGAAAGGATGCACGGTTCCCAATACAGGCAACCAATCCCTTGACTTTTTACCTATATTAGTACCATTTTGCAATAGTTGCTCATACGTGAATAACCTAGGTTCTGACCCTATACCGTTAGTCAAATACAATTTTATGCAATACTGACAAGCGCCTGGATACACTTCCTTGTAGTACAGCACCTTGTCACCGTAAATCTCATCATAGGAGGCTGCTTTCCCGTATTCATAGGCATTCTGAAGTTCTGTCTCCGCAATCCTGCCTAAGTCCCTATTCCAGTCCCCCGTTTTCTCCCCTATCTCAGAAACTATGTTCCTCGCACTGTCCCTCTCAATTATCGTTCTTTTTAATGAATCACCTATGATACTCTCATAATAAGACCTTTTCGCTAAGTTCTCATCTTCAATTTTACCTGTTATAAAGGAGATCTCTGTTTCTCCTAAGCCTTTAATGTAATTGTATGATTTCCCTTGTAAGTACCTCAGAGAAGCAGTCTCTGCATCAGAAAGAGGCACGTACTGTCCCCTTTGAAAGTATTTTTTGAGGTCTGAAAAGGTGACTTGCGAAGCGTTCAAAGGGCCTAACATTGATGCAAGTCTCCCGAAATAGAAAAGTTGCTCAAAGGGAGTTAATCCTAAGTTCAAAGACGTAGGATCAATCCCAAAATCCTTCAGTACCTGGATGTCTTCTTGTTTCAATACGGAAGTACCTATATTCCCTGCAATGAAGAAAACGTTTTGGAACCTGATAATTCTTACAATCTCATCTATCTGTTCTTGACTGAATATCATTCCCTTTCTTTTTCGTGAGTACCCTGGTGATGTCAACACGCATCACCTGGAGTACTTTCTTATAATTATCTTTAAACTGGTTCTCTATGAACCTCTGAACCTTAGGGTTTCTCACTGGGTCTTTGCCTCCCACGAACCTACTATCACTCATCTCGACTGATCTCTAACGAATGTCACCTCAATAGTCCCAGTCACGGTGAACTGATCGCCTTCTTTTACCCCAAAATATTCTACTGACCCAGCAGGCAAGGACATACCTACGTCCCCTTCTTCAGGGTTCGATAAAGTCATCTTCGCTACTGAATCTCCAGTATTCACCACCCTAATCAGAGTAGTCTCACACCTAAACGTCCCGGTAGGAGAAATTGTCTTGCCCCCTGCCATGAATACCTGAATCGGTGCCCCGTTGTAATCAACAGGCAATTCCGGTTTCCTTTTCTTTGCTCTCGTTACATCCATTATCTGTCTTTTTTGAAGTAATGTACCCAATTAAATAGAGGTCGATCATTCAAGTAATTTAAATTTGAACGGTTCTCTTTCGCCTCTCTCTCAAAACAAGTATCCTTGTAAGCTGTTTGGTAGGGTGGTAAAATTACTTCTACCAACCAGAAGAGAACATACACGATGAAATAAATCAGAGGTGTAAGTAATAACCACCAAAAGCTTATCGCCCCTGCTAATACCAACGCCCCTATTAAGATGAATGACGTGAAGAAAATTTCCAGTTGCTGAGCTGAATGGATTCTTTCCTCATTCATCTGAGTTTCCGAAGGAGTCCTTCCCCAATCGTTCCTGATGAACACCCAAAAATAAACTGCCATCATCGCAAAACCCTGAATCGGTAGGTAGTCATTATAGACCTTTTTCAACTTCAAGTTCTTAAATATTTTCATACTACTTTGCTATTAAGATTCCTATTATACCTCCTACTACTACGCCTAGTATAGTGTTTCTCCATTTTTTCTTTTGGAGTACCTTCTCCCTAGACTTAAACTGCTTGTCTCTAGTATCAATGATAAGGTTAAGGTTCTCAACCTGCCTATCCTTATTCTTAATCACTTCCCATAACTCAGAATTTTTTCGTTTTTCAATCGTCAGAATACTATCTCTCATCAGTAAAGTTTCCCGTAACAATTGCAATTCTTCTTCCAATGCGTCCCTTTCAAGTATAATCAAGTTCATGACGGTCACTTGCTTAGGAGTTACCAGCACAACTGTATCACCTTCTACGACTGCCTTCTTCGGAAAGTTTTCTTGACAAAAACAGGATACTGCTATCAAGAGAAAGATTACCAACATGGTCAACCCTTTCATCATACTTATTCTTTAAATCAATGTACCTAATGTAATACCTATCCAGCTTTTCAGTCAAAGCCTGTACCGTGTCATTCATCCTACTGACACTCTCGAGTAGGTCCCTGTTCTCCTTCACTAGTTCTTCATTCGCCTTCTTCAAAGTATCAAGCAAGGGAGTCACTTCCTTAATGTCTTCCTTATCCCTCCTAATTGATGAGTTGAAAATCAACCAAGCACCGAAAGTAACAAAGATTACTCCTAACGTTATACTCCAAATGTTTTTCATCTCAACCCCCTTTCTATGTAATTAAGTAGTGATTTCTCAAACGGATTATCATTCTCTTCCCCTGTACCCCCTTCTCCTCCAGGCGTCTCTTCTTGTCCTACTATACCGTTCATCACTCCTCCGCCCATTTGCTTGGCCTGCTGGATCTGTTGGTATACTTGATTCAAGATCGTGTCTTTCTCAGGATCAAACTCTCGGTTGCTCCACTTCTTGAACCCATCTTCAAGTGACATAAACCCGTTACTGACTTTCTTCACGTCCATGTCCAAAGACAGTTGCTGATCTTCTGTCTTCACTCCACAAAATATGAACTCGAAATCAGGATCAATCCTTTCCACTATGTACTTAGTGAAAAGTCTTTGTTCCATCTTTAAAATAGGAGTCAGCCCTTTGGACTGTGAGTGCTTGAGGCGTGCTTTCTGACCATCCTGACCGAATACTTGATTGCCTGTTTTCTTCAAGTTAAAACCACACTCTGTGGGGTCAATCCTGAACATACAACATGATATGACGATAAGGAACTCCAACCAGTTATCAAACTCCATGTCCTTGTTGGTAGTCTGCATATCAATCCAATTGATCTTAGCGTTACCGGACTCTATAACAGGAGTCTTATGTGAGTTCTGAACACCCACTATAGTGTTCCTCCACATTTGCTTGAAATCATTCAATGCGTTAGGAGGGACATTACCTTCAATTGAGAAAAAGCCTTTCGGGTTAGAACCCTGAGAGAAGAAATTACCGTTGTATTGCATACCATAAAGCAACCAAGTCACCACGTTCACCATGTCTTCAAGTTCAGACACACCGTACCCGTTTGCGTGAATGTCAGTGGTCTTATTACGAACCCCCATGCACATCTCCCAGGGGTAATAGGCCGTGTAAACTTGGTCCTGGTAAACTTGGAGGTACTTCGGTAAATACCCGTCAATCTCCTTGTAATACTTCCTAAGGTTGTCCTCCTGGCCTATGTCAACTAACCGAATAGTAGAACCATCAATAGGCAAGTACTGAACTAACTTACCCCTAACGTTGTTACAGAATTCTATGCAGGCCTGGTCTATCGTCAACGAATCGTAGGTTATCATTCGTAGGTAATCCTCGAAACTATCAAAGTCCCACCTATTCTGAGTGATTCCTCCTTCATTGATGAACCGAGTTATATACTCAATCGTTTTCTTGTCTTCTCTGTTTAATTTCTCATCCCCCTTGTCCCATAATGATTTCTTTCTCCTAATCATCCACCCCTCTTCTTGCTCTGAGTCCACAGCCTCAGAGAAATTTGCAACCTGATCTACCCTAGTACTAATAACCGTCCTGATAACAGGCGTTCTTCCCATCTTCCTCAAGGTATCGTAAGAGATACCCTTATAAGGAACACGGTAGTTATTAACGTTCAAAGAAGATATGTTAGGATCAAAAAGGAATGACTTAATCTCATCTGATGATGATTGCTTTTCCTTTAGGTACCTTGCCGCTTGCATGATAGAATAGGGGTCATCAGACTGAAGAGATTTCTGAATGAGAAGTTCTTTCTCGATCCTTATTTTTTCCTCTAAGGTATCAAGTTCATGAAGAGTCAGTTCCCTACTCGGTGAACCGACTCCTTTCTGACTTCTATGTCTCTTGTTTCGTCCCATTCCTTACTGTCCTTTATCAAGCCATGACCGGTTCCCAACCAGACTCAGTTTTACGCATTACCTGGTTACCCCATTGCCGTGTTTCACCAACTTCTGCTTCCTTGCCTTTCATGAATGATTCAACGGTCCTTCCTGAAACCCCTAAACGTTCTGTTAGGAAGTTTGACTTAACGATGCAATTCTCATCAAGCATAGAAGAGAGATCCACGTAAAGCTGAGATTTCCGCAAGTTTTTATCCACGACTGATATTTTCACCAAGGATTCAGAAACTCCTGGGTCTATCTTGTTCGCTTCCGTGTCAGATTTCTGTAAACGGTTGTAATCAACAACCAACTTTGCGAACCCTAAACTAGTCAACACCCGTAATGAAGGATTTGACTTCTTCAAGTCGTCCATCTCTTCACTAGTGAACTCCAATAGGTTAGTAAAATTTTCCTTATTCATTTTGATCAAAATTAAATTCATGAATTATGACCAAATATAATAAATTATTAAACTATTCCCAAATTTATCACCATAAAAATAGGGACTAAGATTAGTCCCTATTCATCTACTCTTCTTATACTCAGGATCTTAATCCCTTTCGCAATGCTGTAACTCCTGCATTGTCTTGTAATGAACGTAGATTGCACCCTCAGGGACTGTCCTTTTAGGTTTCCAGCATTTAGCAAGGTCGAAGTAATACTTCACGTTGTCACTTCCTAAGTGCATTGTCACGAACCCTTTATGACGCATTCTCTCATAGTTCATCGCATAACAGAAGTCATATTGATTGAACTCTGAATCAAGAACTAATTTCCCTTGCTGCGCAACATCGTTAGTCTGTTCCAGTGTCCAATTCGCTGCAGGACTACCATCTTCCCACTTCAACTCTGAAAGTGCCTGTTTCAGCCTCTTCTCATTGAAATGAGGTCCTAGTAAAACTGCGTCTATCCTCTCATGAAGCTTTTCAGCCAGGTGAGGGTAGTTCCCAGATAATTCTTCTTTCATGAAATCATGAAGTTCCCTCGCTAGGTCTTTCATGTTCATCTCCGGGTTCCCTTTCATTAAGAGTTCTTGGAATTTTTCTGTCATTTCCATATACTACTTATTTTGTGGTTTTCGCGGCCACTTGAGCAGTAGGGGTCTGATCAGAAGTAGACGGGGTGGGAGTTGTTTGTACTACCACACGGCAGCCACAGCATCCACCTACTCTAGTGATCAATTCTAACTGCAAAGGGTAAGGCATACCATATCCTAACCCGTTCCATGACCATAATTCTCTATACATGAACATAGTCTTAAATTTTTGATTTTGTTTTTAAGCCTATGAACTCATTTTTTAACTGCGTTGCTATTTTCTCATTCAACTCAAAGCCTAAGAGTTCTATTGAGCCACCTCTCGATTTGAAGAATCCTTTGATCGTTTCATCAACCAAGTCAATATCTACCTCTCCTTTCTCATTCATGAGTCCGTCCAGGAACCACTTGTACTTGCTTGCGTAGTTTCTAAACATTTTCTTCGCTATCTCAGACACCCAACTCAAGCCCATGCCTTTAGCAGTTTTCTCAATAACAGCCTCTACAGACTGCATCAAAAAGTCCAAATCTGTCATTACTTATTCTCCTTTCCTTGTTTCATTTTCTTGTACTCCTCATAAGTCATATTAGAGTAGTTGTTCTTATAGTTCTTAAAGTCTTCTACTTCCGCCTTCTCCTCCTCGACCATCTGTTTCACTGTTGGTTTAGATTTCCGTATCAGTGTCAGCATCTCGGAAGCGTACATCTGTCCTTGCTCAGAAGAGGCATACTCATCGGTGAACTTATTCAGGATAAACTGATTCAGTCCAGCGTTATATGAGTTATTCACGTCTTGAATTTCTTGCAACTTAAAGAGTCCTTCTTGCTCTTCAGGTGACATTGAACCAATCTCTTCCCTTATCTGTGCTAAGATACTACTCCTAATACCGTACAAGGGAGTCTGGCCTCTTTGCTGATTAGGCATCACTTGCCCTCTCATCCTCTGTAAGAGTTCCTCTTTTTCTTTTAAGAGCATTTGCTCCGCAGTCATATATGAATCCATAAACTTTTACCAATTTAAAAGAAGAGGGGACTAAGCCCCTCAACTTGGACTACTACTAAAGTAAGCTCCTACCAGCACAAGGACACTGGCTAGGATACCCTGTTACCGTAGGTGTATCCGGTAAGGTGGTTACACCATAGATACAGTGACAAGTCTTTCGGTCAGTGTAGTTGATCGACGCAATGTCACCGGCAACAACGTCTTTCTCAAGCAACTTCATGCGCAAGTTTGCAATCTCTGCCTCATACGGTTTAGCCGTTTCAAGAACTGCAACACGGGCAGCAACGTTGTCGATCTTCTGATTCAAAGCGAATTTCTCCTGAGTGTCAACTTCCCGAACGTTGTACTTCTCAGAAAGGATGTAACGGGTCAAGTCCAAGTTATCTTGGCATTCTTGTCTCCATGCTTCCCAAGCGGTAGGACCATTCAATCCATTCGCAACGCAAGGGTGACTGTTCATGATTGCAGCGGCCTCAGCAGCGGCAACACCAGCACCATTATTACATCCACAACCACAGCGGTTACCACCGAACAAGTTTCCTAATCCTAAGAAACCTCCGTTGTTGCAACCACAACCGTTATTTCCTGCAAGTCCCAGTAAGGCAGCGCCACCCAATACTGTACCTACTACTCCAAGGGCACGATTACCCCTCTCTTTTCTTTTCAAATAATCTAAATCTTGATCCATGACTTTTGATCATTAAGTTAATAATATAAATACCTACACTTTATGTGTCTTTCTTTACCGTAAAGTTATAGGAAATATCACGGAATTAAGACTGATTATCAAAGCGTTAGTTCAGAGGTTTAATTCTTCTTTTAAACTTTTCTCACACATCTTTACTTGTGTCAGAAGGTATTTACTATTCTTCATGCCTTCTGTCGTTTTCTTCAAAGAGTACATGATTGATGCTTGAGTCCTTCCAAGGTACTTACTGATTTTAGTGATTGAGAAATCTAGGTATTTGCTCAGAAGGTACACTAGTACGTCTCTAGCGTCTACTAATTCTTGAACTCTACTCTTTGACTTGATAACATCTATATCCAAATCAAACTGTTTTGATACTACCGTCTCAATTTTCTCAACATATTCCTTTATAGTCATCATAAATTTGTTTTTGATTTATCAAACGATTTTTATATCTTCAATGTTACAAATTAAACTAGTTTTAACAAATAAGGTAAACACTTGAGTTTATGAAAAGGAAAACATCAGAAAATCAATTAACAAGGCAAGAACAGGTGGTTCTTGACGAGGTTTCTAAACTGCAAATAGAGAAAGAAATCGGTGACGGTTTGTGTATTTCACCTGACACAGTTAACACTCACATCAACAACATGAAGAAGAAAATTAAAGACGTGAACGGCCTATCTCCTAGGACTAAACAAGAATTGATAGCTTATAAGATCAGTACTATCACTGGAAAGGCGTTTGACTTGAAGAAAGTTAGGGAGTATGGAATTCAAGTCCTATTAATCATGATCAACGTCTGTTCCTTGATACATAAGTAGAACGTATCCTATACAAGAGGTAAGTTATCATGCCCATGACGTTAAACAGAAGACTACCTCTAATGTACGAATAGTCATGTACCATGATGCCCGCAGATAAAGGAGACCTAAAACTAAGTTCAAGAACAAGAAAGTGATCGTCAGTTTGTAATAAATACAGAGTTTATACCTGATAATGTTACAAACGAATTGAGGGAAGAAAATAAGAGAACAACCTGTAAGGATAGAAAGATAATCATGAACAGAAGTAGTGTACTCATCTAGCAAGAATAACACTCCACTAATTAGGTTCCCTAGAACCATAACAAATGGACTGTACATGACGTAAGCTCTTTCAATTATCCTGAAGGTTGTTCTTTTCATAAAAATCTAACAGCAGAACTTAAAAAACGGTTACTTTTTAGGTTTTGTCGGTCTAGGGTCTCCTGGATACCCTCCTCCGATCGGTGGAATTTTAGATCCCTTTGTCTTAGGCATAATCTCTAAATTTTAAAGTTAATATATGTGTTAATTAAATTAATGCGTATCCCTTCGTCTTTTCCTCATTCGCTATCAGTATAGGATAATCTCCTTGTCCTGGATTCTGCAAACTTATCTTAGAACCGAAGTTCACACGTGCAGCCCTTGCGTAAGGTAAAACGGTATTGTCTAACGATCCTAACGGCAGTACCCCGGTTATACCGAACCTATCGAAACAGTAGTTAGGTGCCATGTAATAAGTTCCTCCATCGTTAGGTACTGGATTCTTCTGATTCGTCAGAGTAAGTAACAATTTGGGTTCTGAAATTCTAGAACTACCGTTTCCTGTCATCACCTGTCCTCTAATTGCGTCAAGCCTTTGACTCCAAAGCCTCAGCATACCCGTGGAAATCCACTCCCCATAAATACAATAATTGGCAAACTCATCGAAGTAAACCAAGAATTCAGATTTCTGACTGTCACGATACCCTGTATCATCAGTATATAATCCCGTCCTTGTTCCTCTCTCAACCCAATAACTACTCCTTGACATTAGGTTAGTAGCGTCTAGAACCATTAGCCTATAATCCCAAGGGTCAAGAGTAGTTCCAGTCCCGTACCTGATAACGAAGGCTATATATTTACCATTCCTAGTCAACCATACCTGCCATAGGGTGCAATTACTAAAACTTGCGTCCCAGAACTGTATCTCAAAAGAATCGTCTTCTAATAACCAACCGGAAGAATTTCTCGCCAGTTTGAATCTCATGATTTGAAACACATTTTCACCCTGATTCGCTAAACCAGCGTTGTAAACCCAGGCGGCAGGAGTGTCTTCAAAACTACTGCCCATACCTCCAAAGGTCGTGTTAGAAGTCAAAGATAGGAAAGGACAGATTCCGCCTGATATAGTAGGCACCTTACTACCTAGAACCCTAAAACTAGGATCACTAATTTTCTGATAGACCAGGGAAGTCAACCCTAAAACAGACGACCTATTATAAATGGAAACGATGTAATCACCACATATCTGCGAGGTGATAACGTAGAAATAATCTTGCCCGTCTTCTACTACCTGTCTCACCGTGATAGGAGCAATCGTGTCGTCCTCTGGATTGAAGACTAATACCTTCCTACCGTTTCCAGTGGAAATTTCCGATGAAATAATACCGAAGGTCTTGCTATACGTGTCCCAAAACACTTTTTGCTGTGCGTACATCACAGTACCTTCTACCTTCTCAAGGTAATTACTACCGTCACCTTGAACCGTCTTCTTGTACAGGTAATCGTTTATCTCCGTGTTCCACTCATACACCTCACAGGTGAGTATCCCCCTAGTTGTCTTGTTGGAAGAGTAATACCTAAGCAAATACCTACCGTTAGGAGAAACACAGTACTTTATATTGAAATACCCAGTCGCCTTTATACCGCCTTCTGGACTCCATTCTGTCAGCGATAATTGCTGCCTAGGTACTACTGAATAGCAAGGCACGATGTCCCCTACTTCCCACCGATTAGGGTTAGGGGTAATGTCCAGGTCTACCAACCGGTGAGTCTTCATCACTACTCCACCAGGCAGTCCTACCTGAATTGCCTTAATCTTATTTGGATAGTCAGCGAAAATGGTACTGGAAGGTACCTCAACACCTTTCCCTATAATCGCTTGGCGTATGTTTTCTTTAGTGTCCGCCAGTTTATCTAATTTTTGTCCTATCGTTCCCATGATTCAGCCTTTTATTTATACCCTATCGCAATCCAGTTAAATCTTCTCTCTGTTCCCTCACCGTTAGTGATCTTGAATCCTGACTCTGTTAAATCAGAATATCCCCAGTTCTCTTGTGATCCTAAATCCGTGTAGTCCCACGCTCCAGTGATAGAATAAACTACTGAGAACCTAGTGGGGAAAGTGACATCTTTCCTACTATTACCAGTCACAGTCGTATGCCCCCACTGAATACAAAGGTGATCTATCTCTGCGTGCCCATTATACCCCCAACTAGCGTTGAAAGAAGGAACGTTGGAGGGGATCGCAGCAAGTGCATCTAACTGCGCTTGTGTCACGAACTTATGAGCGGAATCTGTCAAAATGTCAGTCGCCTGGTGAGTATGTTCTAACTTTGCGTAAAGTTCATCAGTTTCTCCCTCTGTTAAAAACCCTTGTTGCTCTATCCACGCCTGGAGTTCTTCTTTCGTGTAGTAGTTTTGGAAAGTTTGGTTTAGTTCGTCTTTCGTGTAATAATTTCCAGGAGTGAAATTCCTTTCATCCCATATTTTATAAGAGTTACTCCCTATCACGTGCATGATGTCACCTTCTGAAGTGACAATCTGAGTAGGGATAGAAGTACTCCCTATGATCAACTTATCGGTGTTATCCACCTTCATGATCTCAACAAGAGTAGCATTAGAGAGATAGGCAGAGAAACCTTTGTTATTCTTCTGGATAATTCGTTCATTGCAGTAGAGATCTCCTGTAAGAGGAAACTCGCTGCCTGCAGCTAACGGGAGGAAAGGTAACTCAGGGAAATCCGTGATCTCACTCACCGTGTGTTTATGAGAAGCATCCCAGTAAATCGGTGCTAGTTCATTCCTGTTAAATGTCACTGTCCCGTTACCGTTGCCTGATACACTGTTCAAGTAAATATCAACACCTTCTGAAGAATAATCATTGATAGGCTGATACTTCGTTGTAGGATCTCCATTCCCTACCGCTAGGAGGACTCTCAACTCCCCATCTCCTGTTAAGTATTTCACCGAAACAGGTTTACCGTACTCCCAGTCAGGTAACTGTGAGAGTGCCGTCTTCGCATCAAGTATATTAGGGTAAACTGATATACCCCTCTTGAAAACTATTTCTGTAACCGTTTCTGCCATGATTCAATTTCTTGCTGTAAATATACAAAAACTTTTCAATAATTCAAATCCAATTTTATAAATATCATTAAGCCGTTATCCTAGCCCCGAACGTTTGAGTGACTCCTTGGAATGTAAAGGTAAAAGTTGCATCAACATTTGGCGGAATTATATTTAGATTGATCGGAACATAACAACCACTTCCATCAAGATTATTGACAATATTTTTGCTCCAGGGAGCGCCCATTGGTATCGGGATATTAATTCCAGCCACAGTAACCACACCATCTAAGGCATAACCGCCTAAATCATCAGTAACACCTACATCTTTCGACATAGATCTACTGAAATAAAAGCATGAACTGTTCGCTTTGCTTATCGTTAATATATCCGTTTCAGACGCTCTGATCATGTTAGGTACGATATTATTTTCAGTAGTACCAGTTCCACCAGTACAAACATAAGGTTCAGTAGAACCCCATGAATCTATCGCAGGTGACTTACTGGTGCTCGGTAGCATATTACCCTTATATAGTCTATGTAATATTTGAAGTTCCATACTGACAAGTGCTCGATTGAAATAGGCATACTCCTGAAGGTACCCGTTCCAATAATCAAGAGGAGGAGTGGTAGTTTGAAACGCACGCCCCAACCAAATATGTCCATCCCAAGTCCTATCTCTGTCACTGTAATCAACAGGTCCTCCTAACGGGTGTTCGTCTGGAGTCATAAGGCCGTATTTTTTACCGTTGAGATAGAAATCCAAAGTTCTAGAAGGCCAATCAAAAACAATGATAAGATGATTCCAACCGTTTACTATCCAGTTTGCTGCAGTGGCCTTACATACTTGGTTTGAGTTCCCGTTATACAGTTGAAAACGCATCGCCACCTCTGTCGGGCTACCAACAGCGTCTAACCCCATAGCGTATCCTAGTCCTAAAAGTCCATTTCCATGGAGGACTCCTCCCATGATACCATCATACGTGGTATTCTGGGTACCCATAGAGAAAGCACAGATAGATATTGTGAACGATTCAGTACCCTCAACCACATCAGGAAGACGTATAGCCTTTCCCCCATCTATCAAGTCAAGGCACGTGCTTCCATTGAATCCTGCTGTATAGTATTCCATGGTTCCGCCTATCGTTGCTTCAGGGTTATTCCCGTTCCCTGAATAGTCATTTGTATCACCCCCTAAGGGTAGATACACTGTCGGTCGCAAGTTTAGGAGGGTGCTGATTCCTGCTACCGGCCATACCTTCACACCTTCATACCATGCCTCTACCAAGTTTCCACCTTCAAAAGCGCCTGCCTTCAAGTCTCCTAATGTTCCTAACGTTATTCCCATAGCCTATTTTACCACTAAATATAAAACTCCACTTGCCTGTGTTGCCGGTAAAGCATCGACAACTTGAATGTCAGTCACCTTCTTCGTTGAGGTTGATTGTACAGGGTTCGGAAGATTATTTTCATCCCACATCCCATAAGCTATTCCATTTTTTACATGGATAATCTTACTACCATATAAATCAAGATAGCTGGCATCATCCCCTATATAAGTTACATTATCAGTTCCTTTTCCGATTAGTCGTCGTAAATTACCACTAGCATCTTTGGTCTGTATCACAACATTGTTATTCATTATAATACTACCTGTCATAGTTCCCCCAGTCAAGGGCAAGTAACCACCCAAATCCGTCAGTGTTGCTACCCTTACCGTGTTTCCAAGTGAGGATCCGGTGTAAAGTCCATCTGACATTAACACCATGCAACGGTTATTGTCTGATCGTTGAATGAATGCACCTCCACCAGAATTACTCCAACCGATTAGGAATTTATTCGCCCCCTTCACCCTGAACGTTTGAATCACGTCAACACCCGAAGTGTCAGCGTTATTAACTGCAAATCCAGCTGATCCAACTGGACTAATAGTTAATGAGCCTGATACAGTTCCTCCAGTTAAAGGCAAATAGGCAGTACTGTCCAAGGACCCGTCTCCTTTCAAGAATTGTGACGATGAACCACCGTTGACGATGTATTTCCCTGCCCTGTGATTCACCCATCCCGCTCCTGAGTTCCACCATTCAAGGTACCCACTTCCTGTCGCTAGTGCCGCTTTATCTGCGGGCATCCGTACAGGTACATAAGTAGTTGGTACTCCTAGGTAAAACCCGTTGCCTTGATGTAGAACGGTGTATTCAGTAACAGTCACGTCTTCTCCTGCCGTGTATGCTTTGTTTTCACCTACACCCAAAGTTAAATAACCAGAATTTATTTTTAAATAAGTGGGAGTTCCTGTTGCCGCTCTAGGAACGTTATATCCTGCCTTACCTTTATTGGGATTTAACATCTTGTACAAGACTAATGCACCGGAAGAATATTCAGATCCTAGCCCTTGTGCGAAAGTTCCATCATAATACAACCCGTACCCTAGCATCCCTCCAGTGACATTTCCTGAATATCCAACCAGCATACTGTCATTCGATTGGATTCTTCCCATTGAATATATGCCGTTGGTAGGCACTTTTACTGTATCCGAATAATTGGCTGATACTAATAATGATCCAATTTTTAATTTTTTGGCCACCCCAGTATTTAATAAACTTAATTCATCACTAGTTGCCTCTAGGTGTATTCCAGTGTTGCCAAAATAATAGTTATTGGCGTAAACATTGGATATACTAGCTGAATTAAATGACCATGAAGAATTCCCAAGTGATGAATTTCCACCATTATTCAATGAAACAGGGGATGTCGGTAGTAGTCCATTAGCAGGAGTTCTTAACCAGCCAATATCTGAGCCATCTAATCTCCCCACTGTTGGGTACCCATTTGCTGTAATAAATGCAACCACGTTCTCATCCGCAGTAACGACTCTCTTCCAGTTGGATGAATCACCGTACCCAAGGTTATTGGCGGTCCTGAACCACATATATCGAGTACCGTTTTCAACATTATGATTAATATCGAAAGCGAGTTGAGGGCGGAGAGCGATGTTGTTATAACTTGAATTATAATTACCATCTATTTGTAGAACAGCACCGTACCCCATTCCAGATGGGGCGTTAGTATCACCTCCAAGTTGATGATCATAACCAAATAATATTTTAGGACTGTCTGGCCCTGCAAACACGGTATTAAAATCAACTTTATTTGCAAAAGGAGTGATGGTAACAAACCCATAAGTCCACCTAGCGTTAGGTATAATAGATTCCCAGTTGGATTCATCTAGGATCTTGTAATCCGTTGTCCCCTTGGTGTGAATCAGGTCAACGGCACCACTCCTTATCTTGGTAGTTCCTGTTGCACGGCCTAAATTAGCAAGGGTTGCACTTTGAGACCAAACCAATGCGTTCCCATTTGTGTCATCTAATGACCAAACCAGTGGTACTTGCATTTTTGCTGGTGCGAATATGTACTGAGCATTACTATATCCTACATCTCCTATTCCGATCCACGCATAGTTGGTTGCTCCACCACTAGAATAAACACCGTATGATGCGCCCCTTGAAGCATCAGAGGCCATGAACCGCAAAAATCGAGACCATGAACCGGCAGAGCTGCCCAAATCAACAACAAGATTGCTAAGATTATTAATGCTAAGCCCCCCCACATTGAACTTCCCTGCGGTGAAAGTGTTCGTCCCAGTGAACGTGTTGTTCCCTGATTTGGTCGCTGGATCGACTAATTCTGTCTTCGTCCAGTACCGGGCGTCTGATTGCGTCTTCGTGTAGTAGTTCGCCAAGTCGCCTGAAGGGACGTACCCCTCCAACTCATCGGCAGTGACTACCCGTTTCCACCCTGCGACACCGTACCCTGCCTTCCCACTAGTACGGAACCACAGGTGGTTGGTCTTCTGATCGGTGTCTGACGTGTGAATGATGTCAAAGGCGAGTTGGGCGTTTAGATTGGTGTAATCTTGCAGTCCTAACTGATACACTGTACCGTAGGAGAATCCTTCTGGAGCGTTCGTCCAATAGGTTAAATCTGAATAGTTCGCTGCTGCACCACCGTACAAGAGGTCACTGTCTAGGTTCACGGCAGCATTGAGCTTTCTCACTTCAAATCCCCTAGCGTAGAAGATAGTGGGGACTTGATCAATCACCCAGTTTTGAGTAGCAATCACCCCTGACTGCGTTCCCGTGAATATTTCTAATGCGTCACTCTTCGATGAATAATATAAGGAAGATTTCGAGACACCTGCCTGTGTTGACACGAACATACCAGGGTACCCCGTGTCATCAATCCCTAATTTCACCTTGTACCCTGTCGTTGACGTGTTCAAGGTTAGGGTTTGCTCAACTACTGGGTTTACCCTGTTCGCCTTGCTGTCAGGGTCGAAGGAATGGGCCGTCCAGATCTTATAGGAAGTCGTACCTTCAAGGTGGTAAAGGTCTTTGCCTGCTGCCGTGCTGAACTTCATGTCCTGCACGTTCATATTCCCTAACACGATGTTTCCCCCCGCAGGATCTAATATAATCCTCGATGATGAAGAAGACACCTCATAGTACAACTTCGAGTTCGTCCCTAATGTCACCGTGTCCTTGAACTTCACTGCCTTCGAGAAGTCCGTCACGCTCTCTACCCTGATCTTCGAGGATGCGCCTAACTGGATGACTTCTTCTCCATCGAGAGTAGCACCTTGCAGGACTTGCATATAGTTCCCCTTCGAGTCTTGCACGTAGATAGGCTTCAAGGTCTTCATGTAGATCTTCTGATCGAGGTAAAGGTCTCCCGTGACGTGTTTCCCCGATCCTGCAGACAGCGGTAAATAGGTGTCTCCTATCTCATTCACTTTGGTGGAAAGTATCTTTCCTTGCTCTGCAGACAGTACTTTACTCGTTCCCCCAGTGACTAGGTCGTCTATGATGTCAGCGTGATAGAGTGCTTCTGACCCGTCAGAAGTTCTATTAAAGGTAGTCGCTGTCACGGGTACCGTGAACTGCGCTACCGTGTCCTTCAAGGTGAGTTTAGTAGTACCGTTTCTCTTAAGGATCATGTCAGTACCAGCGTCTATTGAACTGGGAACGATGAGATTCTTATAGAAACGGAAATTGGTCTTGTCAGTGTCAAGGTTAAGGTTTGAGTCTCCCGCACTCACGAACAAAGACCCCTTGGCGTTAGTGTACGTTAAGGTTTGAACTAGTATTGTCCCTGAAAAATCGTGAGACACTAATTGAAGGTATGAATTGGTATCCGTGAAGAACAACTTCCTGTTAGAAGGCACGGTGTTAGTCGTTTTCAACCGTTTAGTAGCGGAGTCCCAAGTGACGAACATACCGTCCACCATGTTCACTTCCTCGTCACGCAAGGCGAGTGGCCAGATGTTCCCCACTTCCCCTGCCTTGAACCTCTTGTCTGACTCATCGAAGACGATCTGGTAGTTAGGTAAGGTGCCTCGGTCTATCTCTATACCGGCTATCCCTTTCGTCACACCTGCACCTACTTCTCCCTTGTTGATCAGGAGTAGGTTATCGTTGATCTCAACGGTCTCTGCCTGTGATATAAAGGTGTCACCTTCTTGCGTCACGTTACCTTTGATAGTGATATTACCTAGGGTAAGTCCAGCGTAGTCAGTGTCTCCTGCGTTCCTAAGTTCCAAGTCTCCTCCCTTGCCTTTCAGTTTGGGACCGTTGGACGTTGAATCGACTTGGAAAGTAGGTGAAGTGGTCCCCGTGTCCGTGTTCTGAACGTGTGACTTACCTTCCAACTCAACTAAGCGATCGTCAGTCACTGAACGCCAAGCGTCCACTACTTCTTTCCAGGCGTCCGTCACTTCTATGTAATCATCAACCTTCTTGTTTAAGGCCTCCGTGTACACCTTCAACGTCTGGAAATCTTCATCGTCTGCGAGTACCCTACACTTGCCTACACCGTCAGCAATGCCTATCGCCAGTAACCCCCTCGTCTCACTACCTACTTTATAGGTAGCGACTGCAGGTTTACCTACTGACCAAGTCAACGACTGCAACTTGCTGATAGCGGTTGCCCGGTTCGTGAAAGGCGCCAAACTACGCAAGAACTGTATGTCAATAATCTCGTTTTGCATTTCTCTTTAACTAAAAGTTCCTCCATCAATTCTTTTCACCCTCAACGCCTTCTCCTCAACCACGATAGACGAGTTGTCCACCGTCACGTCTATCTTCGCCTTGTAGTTCGCCAAGGTTACTACCGTCACGTTCCCATCTATCAATTCCTTCACCTTGTAAGTGTCGATCAGATCCTTCAAGACTTTACCTTGAGCCGCGGAGAGCGGGAGGATCGTTGAAGTCGTGGTCAAGTTATTGACTATCGAGGAGCGTAAGAGAATCGGGTTTCCAGTATCGTCTATGAAGGTGATATTGCTTACCTCCTTCGTCTCACGATCGTAGTCGTACCTGATTGCGTGCACTTCATAGGAGAGGTAATTCGCTGAGGACGTTCCCTTGTTCGTTAAGAATGTCCTGTACGTCACGACAAAATTGCTCTCTGACGTTCCCATGTCGATGTCTCCTATATACAGGGTAGAATCGAGTAACGCCTGAGCACCGTCCGTCACGTCAACTTGGACACTGACGTGTTTCAAGGTACCTTCTATGAACTCCTGCGTCAAAGGAGGTAACTGCTCCGTCAACTGATTGATGAGTGACGCCGTGGAAGAGTCTCCTTCTACTTTCTTCAAGTGCAACTTCCTCAAAGAGTCGATGACGGCCTGGATGAAGTCCATCGAAGGGAAGGGTATCCACTTCTGTTGCTCCTTGCTGTAGTACTTCAAGGCAACGTCCGCTGTCTCACCTTCATCGTACCACAGTATCCTTTTATCATTAGGCGGGGTGGTACCGAAAGCGATTGCCGCTATCTGCCCTAAATTCTTGACCCGCTCCGTGTAGTTATTCATAATAGTTCGTGTTTATGTGGTTTAAAACGTTGTCCGTGGTGTCCTGGTAGTAAATCGGGTTAATATTACCAGCGTTGTCCACTATCACTTCTCCTGTTAGGTCCCTCATGATGAACCCCCGTAACCTAGGGTATGAAGTTGAAGGTACCGGTATATCAGCGTGAGGCGTGAAGTACTCTTCCGGTAACACCTTGATACCGTCTTGTGATCGTACTATCGTGAATAGGTCTTCCCACTGAACTTTCGTGTCTGTCCAGTTACGGAAGTCAAACGCTTGAGACACCTGCTCCTGTATAGCCATCCTCAAGTCATCAGAATTGATGTTAGAGAAGTAAGACACCCTAAAATCCATGTCAACGTAAGTCGCCTGGATGTTCCTTATCTCGATAGGCGCACCAGCGTCCAAACCGTTCGTCACTGTCTGCTCTTTCAACGACAAGTAGAACTTCGATTTAGACAGGAGGTAATCTATCTCCTCTTCCGTCAGGTCTACACCGTTCACCGTCATCACCCCTAACACGGACTGCCCTGAGGCGTTTATACCGATCTTCTTCACGTCTAGTATATTCGTGTTCAAGGTCTGGAAGACAGATTTAATCTTGTCCAAGGTATCGAAGGCGAAGTTATTGAAGTTCTGGAGTATCCTATTACGCAGGGAATCGTCAGACTCAACGTCTACACCTCCTTCCGCTGGCACCTCGTTGATGACGTACTTATGCCCAGAAGGAGTAGGAGTAACCCTGTTAATCGTGTTCGCTGGAACGTTCGTTGACGCCCCCAAGTCATTCGATTTCAGTTTAACGTAATCATACCCAGATTCTCCCATGACGAAAGTCTCTTCCAACGAGAAGGTGAACCCTCCAGTCGATGCGAAGGTAGTACCACCTACTGGGTAAACGGTACCAGGGTCAGCGACTATCTTAACCCAAACGGATGAGCCTCGGTCTTTCTGCCTTGATGACACCCCCGTTCTCATCGCTACCCTATCGAGGTACTGCCCGTAGGCGTAATCTGGGAACATCTCGGATTCTACTAGTGCTATGTCCTTCACTGTCTTCTGTGAGATTTTCCCTATACCGTACCCAACTCCTCCTAGGACTGAGTTGTCAGAGACCTTTGATACCTTCCCTGCTGACTTGTTAATCACTCCTTCCAAGAAAAGTTGCTTGTATTCCTCTACCGTGTATATCTTAGTTTCCATTGATCGTCTGTTTTACTTCGTTACCTAATTGTGAGATCAGTTGTACCTCGATAGAAACTCTGTCTCCCTCGTTGTCTATTGATACTATGTTAAAGGTACTGATCGTGTCATCAGACCCTATCGTTGCGTATAACTGCCTAATGAAAGTAGGCATCATGTTCAGTACCACGTTCTTATTAGAGATAAGTGACTTGTCTAACCCCTGAGAAGGTATCTCTGGGTTGTCATTCTTCAATAAGCCTATCAGTATCCCGCAGGCCTGGTAGAACGTGTCTTGCGGTTGGAGGCAAAGTATGTCCTCCTCCGTGAAAGTGATCTTCTTGCAAAGGTCTTTGCCTAATAGGTTCTGACCCGTGTTGTTGTCAACCACTGATTGCAGCACCATGCCTTCGTTCTCAACACTAGACGAGAAAGTCAACGTGGTACCGCCTCCCAAGTCGTAATCCCTCTCCTTGATCTTGTTCCTCATCAGTATGTCAAGTGCCCCTTCCTCATGATCATCATACCCGACTTCCGTTGATAGGTTCTCAAACGTCTGGTTCTGGTGTAGGATGATTTCAACCTCCATGCCTTCTTTGAACTTGCCTTTCACTAGTGACGACCTCAACCACCTATCGTAGTTGTCCATCATCTGCAATGACGCAACGCAATCCTCAAAGTAATCTATGATCTCGAAGTCGGAGTAGTTAGTGAGCATATTTCTACCCTGTGATACCTTCTGATAAACGACTGGTACCTTCTTAACCAACGATTCTAGGAGGTCCATGCCCGTTTTAGGGTAGTCACCACCGTTAGTGTAGTAGTACACTATGTCCTGCTGATACGATGAAACCAGGCTCACGAAGTCCTGGAAGAAACCTTGAAGGTCAAAATTAATCAGTTTCGCTACTCTTTCTACTGGTTTCATCTCAACACGTTTTGAAGTATAACATTCTTCGTCTTGTTCACGGCAGACGTGATCACCTTCTGTGACGTTCCTAACGCTACTTTCGTGAACCTTTCTGCGGTAGTGAGGTTGATAGGGGCAAGTATCTTCAAGGTCAAGGAGTAATTCCACATCATGTTAGTGGAAAGGTCCTGTGACCCTTCGAAGTTCATGACCTCACATAAATAGGATTCTCCTAAGGGAAAGTTATGAAAGTATAACCTGTTAGGGAGTCCTTTTGAATCGTTCTCATTTGATCTCTTGCATATCTCTTGCAGGACTTTAAACGTACCGTACCCGTTCTTGATCGTTGATGACAGTTCAGGGTTAGGGTTCTTGCGGAGTGCAGTGAAAACTGTTTCTTGCTGGCGTACTAATATCTTAAACGCCCTACCGAATGATCCTTTGATCGTCAGGTCTTGCGGGGTAAACCCAGTCCCCCGTACCACTGTCACCCCGTTCAGTGTCTTGTCTATCGTCTTGATGTAGGGTTCTGACTTGACTATTGAGTTGGGGTTTATGGGGAAGGTCAAGTAATCCAGGATGTTGTCAGACGAGTCTGTCAACTCCACCGAGATCATGTACAACTCAAACTCCTTGGGGTACATGGTGTGAAGTGTCGCCCTCACCGTCTTGTTACCTATGTCTCCCACGGAACCAAGTAAGTTTTCTATTAAGTCAGAATTTATAGACATTTCCTTAAATTTAAGATCATAAAGATAAGGAAAGTTTCTTAAACTTCAAAAGTTTTTAAATAAAAAATGTCCCGGTGTTATCACAACAAGCGGGACGGTTTTGGAGGTATTGTAGTCTCTCACCAAAACAAACCTCCGACTTTTTAATGTATAACGATATACGTTATCACTAAAAACAGAAAGTGTTACTTATGGAAAAATCTTATATTTTCAAGTTAGTCCTTCTTAAACAAGGCAGACAATTCTGCCCTTAACTCTTCCGTGTTAGTGCATTGGTTCTCCTTCGGCCTTTCTTTCACTTCTTTCTTGTTGTCCTTCACCACTTCAACAAAGTACAGGTTATAGGCCTCGGGAAATTCTTCTTTCAAGCGAGCGACCGTAGGGATATTTTCCAAGACACAAGAAACCTTATTCCTCAACTTAACGTACTTCTTATCCAACTGCATTAAGTCTTCTAATTTCTCCTTGTACTTCTGAAAATAGGGGTATTGCATGAACTGCTCCTTTAACGAGGCACCCTTTCCTTCATAATCGAAGAAAGAAGGTGCGTTCACCGATAACCACGCCTGGTTAAAATCTCTTGAAAACTGATAAAGTTCAGGGTACTTATTACTGTCTATGATTTCTTTCATCATTACAGAACTCGCCTTTGAAAACACGGAAGGATACTTGTCCCATACCTTCCGAACGTCATCAGGCAACAAGTACAAGAAGAAGTCTTCTACTATCCCACTCATTTCCTTCACCGTGCTCTCAATGTCCTTTTTAAGAGGTTTCAGGAGGAGTCTCTTTATCTCCTCCCGTCTACTGTCAGTTAGTTTTATCGCCATTTCTTTTAAATTTAATCGTTAAGGTGCGACATACATACAGTAGTGAGCTGCTTTCCCTAGGGAATAATCAGACTTGAACTTCAAGTAGTAGTCATACGACTTCTTGATCTTCACCCGTGCCTCCTGAGGGTTGCATCCCATCTTAATAGCTGCCTTTATCAACTGTTCTACCGTGTATGTCTTTTTCATAACCTTCAACTGTTTAATGATTTATTTCAATACACAAATATAACATTTATATGTCTAACTACAAAAAGTAATCAGTAAATTTTCACCTACTGACTGTTAAACTTTGTTAAGAAGTAGTACCCTTATCTGACAACTCTTTCCTCTCACCTATCCGTTTCAACGCCTTCAAGAGGTTCTGCCTAACCGTGTTGTCCTCAACGATCACGGCGTCTTCTGCCTGCGGGTACTTCTGCCTCTCATGTTCAACCAAGTCCTTCGACTTCCTCTCGAGATCTAATATGTCATAATTTGATGCAGAAGGGTATATAGGTTTCGTCTTGAGGTCATCGTTCTTCCTGAACCCGTTCCATTTAGCGTAGAAGGAGTAGGCGAGACGATCCATGAAGTACTGGGAGTTAAGTCCTAACCTTGACGATATACGTGAAATCACCAACTGCTGGATAGTCAGTCCTTGCAGGAGTCCTGAATCTCTCATGTAATGGTTTATAGTCGCCTCAACGTCAATCTTCCCTGAGACAGTCAGTTTCAGTTCCTCACCTTCTACCTCCTTCCTCGCCTGTTCAAGTATCCCCCTTATCTCTTTCGATATGTTCAGCCTCATGGACAATCCAGCGTTCTTGTACAACTCGTAGAGGTCAATGAGTAGATAGTTCAGTTTGTTGAGACGGGACTTTTTCACCGAGATTGATAGGTCAGAGAGGTCCTCTCTCCATTTCTTCCTCATGTCCTGTACCTCTTCATAATGCTGCAACTGAAATTTCCTTATCTCCCGAGGATGAACCTTTTCTCCTTTCTTCTTCAAGACAATGGATATTTCAGTGGCGGTGAGGTCTTTTCCTAACATCTCGAGGATCTGATCCTTGTATATAGTCATGATCTCGAAAGGAGTCTTCTGACCGTCTGGCAGTATGCCTAGGGCAGATTCCAACTTCGTCATCTCTTTCCGCATGACTGAGTACTTCTTGTGACGTTCAAGGTATTCCTGTCCCTCCTCTTCTTTTATCTTGTGAAGGTACCCTTTGAACAATGGTAGTGATAGATCGAATTTCCTATTTAAGAAGGTTACTACTCGATCCTGTTCCGTCTCATCCCACTCCTGACGCAACTTGTTATACCTGACCCGTGCCTCTTCCATCTCCTTCTTGTTCCTCACCCTGACGGGCCCTTGAACGGTAGGTGCCTTCTCCTCTTTCACCTTCTTCTGAAACATATCCTTTGATAACTTCGCCATACCTAGTCTATTTTCCCAAACCTTCTCGATGTCTTCCTCTTGTACTTCTTGTAATCGTCCTTTAAGTCGTTCAAGTCCCTATACAGTCTCAACACGTGGTGAGTGAGGTAAAGGATGCAAGGGAAGAGTAGTAAGCATACAATTAGTAGTTCTATTTCCATAAAAGTAAATTAGGAGGGACATTTTATCCCTCCACTGATCATGATAACTATTTTAGAAACTCCCTGCCTCTGCCTTCCCTTCTTGCAGAGGATTTTCTTCTGGGAATAACTCGTAAAGAAGTTCCTCGAGCATCTCAGCGCCTTTCTCATAACGTGACTTTTCACATTCCAACTCTATGATTTGCTCGATAGGAAGCGGGTAGTACCCTTTAACGCAATCCAACTGCGCTTCAATCTCCGATACTTTTTTCTTGTTTGAAATAATCCTCTTCTGCAAAGAGAGGGACGTCTCCTTCAACCTTAATCGGTTTGTCTGCTCTTTCAACTCCGGTGATATTTCCACCGCCTCCTGAGAGAGTCTTTCCTTGTAACTTTTTCCTGATTCTTTCATGAATTACTAATATGTTTGATAAATTAAATTCTACATTCCCTTCTTCAACTGCCCTGTCCATGAGACCAAGTATCAAGTGACCGGGTAACTTATACTTCGTCTTGTCACCGACATACGTCTTAACAGAGTCAGAAGTGCCGACTACCTTCTTCTCACAATCGAGGAAGAAGTACTTCCTTTGAGGAGACCTAACCAAGACTCCCCTCAATCCCCAGCCTTTCCTCATCAACATACTGAAAAACAGGTTTAGGTCAGTATCACTCACTTCTTTCGTGTCTTCGCCTAAACTGAACTTGTAACCGTTGTAATGATCCTCCAAGAATTTAGAGAGTACTACCATGAGTTCATTTCTTCCAGTAGGTTTACCGTGTAACTCGAAAAGTGCTAAACTGTCATAATTCGCCCTACAAGTTAGGAAGAGTGACTTGTCACAGAAACGGATATAGTAGTACCCGTCTTTCACGGTTTTAGGAACCGTGAAATCCATTCCTTTCAAGATGTTAAGGAGGAGTGGTAACTCCTCTTTGTCGATGTGTTCACCCACGATGAACTTCACTCCTACTATTTCCTCGTTCATGGCCTTAACGCTTTATCCATCACTACCCCTAGGATCATCTCGTAATAACCGGAAAGGCACGTTTTCACTACCTTCCTCAACGTTTCTTCCAAGTTTGAAATGTCAGAACGTCCTAACACCTTCTGCGCCCTGGTGACATAGGGTACATCTCCGTACTCTACTTCTAATAAAGAGGTACCTAATTTTTCTATGACTGACACCTTCAAGGTGTTCTTGTTGATGTCCTTCGATTGATATACTAGTACTGACCCGTCAGACCAGACTTTCTTCTCCTGAGGGAGGCCATCGAGTATGTCCTTGTACCCTCTCTCCTTCAAGAATTCTTTCACTATTTCTACTGTTTCCATTCTCTGATAGTTTGTTTTGTCATGTACAAATGTAAAAATTATATGTCTAACTACAAAAGAAAAGTACTAATTTTTTAGTACTTTCTTGTTAAAAAATATTAAAATCACTTACCCATTTTCTTCTCCCTCGCCTCCATGATCGGGTTCAGTATACTACATACTTCCCGTATCTGGCTCCTAATCTTGATCATGTTTTGACTTATCAGGTCTTGCAGGTTGTTATTCACTTCCCAGTAGGAGAGTAACTTGCCTTTCAAGCAAGACAATCTTTGCTGATCTTCTAGACTGATACAGTCCTTCTCATCACTGGCCAACAACTCGTCTAGGTAGGTCAAGTACTTCCTTATCATTTCACTCAGTTCTTCCATGATGTCAACTTTTAGGCAGTAGGTCTTCGTTCCCTTCAAGGAGGATAGCCTCTGCGAACATTTCATCATTGAGACCGTGAACACGTGAGCTTGAATCTATGTAGGCGTACAAGTTCAGTTTCCAAGGTTCATCCGCCTTATTCCTAACTAGGATCGGTGTACCAGCAGGCACGGTGCCAGGGAAGGTAGATTGGTTACTGACGTGTCCCGTGGCGGTGTTCACTTTTATGTTGTACCTTGTTCCCAGTATCCTAAACGCCTTTTCCGTTTCTTCTCCCGACAATTCCCTGATCAAGGCGGTACCACTCCCTAAATCACAGTACCAAGTAGTACTAGTACGGCAGAAAGGATTATCACCACCACTGAAAACGGCAACCATAGATAGGCGGTTGGTGTTATCGTAATTCTTGAATATCATGTAGTACTCCTGCGGGTTGTGAAGTGTACCGTTCTCTCCTCTATCGTGAAGTTTCATGAACTTGAGCCCGTACATTTTGCCAGGTATTAGTGCCCTTTGATCTGTCGTTTCCACTTGTACTTGCGGTATGTCACACTCAAAAGACGCGGGGCTGATGTAGTACACTTCTTCTCCGTTGTTGCTTTCTAGTAGTCCTATGATAGGAGCGTCTACTTCACCTTCAGGTGTCTTGCGGTCAGTACACAGTAGGCGGATTTTCTTGCCTAAGGCGTTTATCACTTGATAGTTAGGTGCTTCACCTTTCATTATCTTCTCCCCCAACTGAGGGGTGAACTGTAATCTTATCTTCCTTGTTTCCATGTGGTTATAGTTTATCTCGCTGCTCCTCTCAGGATCGAACTGAGTCAACTGAACGAGAGAGTCTGAGGGTGTGTAAAATTAAATTGAAGATTATGAATCGCTTCTGCAAAAATCGGCGTCTTTATGCAGGAACCCGTTCAGTATGCAACCGTTACATCAAGGAGCAAAGTAGGAAGCGTCTGTTTCCCAACAGGTTTGATGCTTCCTTTACTAGTTGTGTCAAACATAAAATTAAATATCAATACTCACTAACATTTAACTTCGTAGTCTCACCGAGAATCGAACTCGGATTTAAGGTTTAGGAAACCTCCGTTCTATCCGTTGAACTATGAGACTGATCAAATTACTCTATTTATGCAAATATAATGATTATATTTTAAACTTCAAACGGGGAGGGGACATTTTTCAGTCCCTAACCGCTATGAAACCTTCGGGATGTCTCTCTTATACGATGACCAAACTCCGCCTTCACTGATGATCAACCAGTCATCTGCCCAGAAATCGTTGCCTGAAGGAGTGTAGTTTGAAATCATACCCTTGTGAGTCACAACGATTTGATGGTTATAAGACAGTTCCCCTTCGCCTTCTTCTTCAAACATCTCTTCGAAGACTTCTTTCGCTACCTTCGGGAGACTTCTCATACTCTGGATTGAATCTTTATCAACTTTCGCTGGTACTTGTGCGAAGATGAAAGTGTCAGTGTCCCACGCTCTTCTTCTCGCTGCTATCAAGTTCTCACGTAGTGCAGGGAGTAAGTCTTCAAATCTAATCGGTTCAGACTTAGGTGCTTCTTTCTCCTTTTTCGGTTTCTCTTCATTCCCTTTCCCAACGAAGATAGTCCAACCGAACTCAGGTAGAGTATCCATTACCTTGATAAATTCAGGTATCAGTGTGTTGTTCTCATCGTACACCACGTTATCTTTCAAGTACACGTATTCATTACTTGCCCATGCGTCTAAATGAACTTTTTCACCTCTAAGTAAAGCCTGTTTTGCAAAATCTCTATTCATATCTTTTTGATTTATATTGTCTTATTTCGATATACAAATATAACATTTATATGTTAGACTACAAAAAGAAATCGGGAAAATTTTCATTCCCGACCCAAAATTTTTTCAAGCCTTTCCGGTGTGGCCGAATCCACCACTACCACGATCGGTGGTGTCTAATTCTTCTACTACTTCCAACTGGGCTATCGCCACTTCTTGAAAGACGAGTTGAGCGATCCTCTCTCCTGACTTGATCTCAACGTCACATGATGAGTTGTTTATCAACACGATACCGATTTCTCCACGGTAGTCTGCGTCTACCGTTCCAGGAGTGTTTAAAACTGTAACTCCTTGATTCAATGCGAGTCCAGAACGAGGGCGCACTTGTGCCTCGTACCCTTCCGGTAGTTGAATCCTTAACCCTGTACCCATCAATCTTCTCTGACCAGGTTTCAGTACTACTCTTTCTTCTCCTCTCTCATAAAAGCGGACGTCCATGCCCACTGAACCGGTGGTCTTATACTCTGGTACCCCATACGGACTATCACACTTAATTTTTACTTTAACGTTTTTCATGTGTTCCTAAATTATAATTTTCACTACTACTGAGTTTTAATTCTATACCTACTTTCCTTCTATTCCCCTTCACGTTTGAGTTCTTGAGTAGTAGAGTCAGTTCTACACTCCGCTAGCATCTTTCCATAATCGTCAAGAACATCCTGAACCGTGTACGTGGAGCAGGCCTTCATATTAGGAAGCCACGTGTCCCTCTTCATCACGCATCCTTCTCCTCCAGGCAGTACTATCCTACCTACTGTCTTCCACTCATGTATCTTACTGAAGTCAAGTACACCCCTCACCTTCGTGTCTTTCTCATCGTCTCCTGACCAGAGTAGGATGAAATACTCATACTTGCTGAGGAACCAATGTGAAGGAGTAGGCTCTTCTTGATAAAGGATTGACCTATTGGTGATGTCCAACTCGTTCATGCACTTCCCTTCGATCGGGCAGTTGTACACTTTCGTGATCCTAGCGTCCCCTCCCACGAACCGCAGGTCTTCCGTCAAGAACTTGTAGGAGTAATGAGACAGTTCACTAGTGAAAACCAAGTCACCCTTGTAATCAGGCAAGAGCATGTAGAGTCTCTTGAGGTACTCCTTGAAAACCTTCGAGTATTCTCTTATCTCTACTATCATGCCTACTTTTATGTCTTCTTTCTTAAACATACCCTTTCCTTGTTAATAGTCCAACTTTTTACTTTTCTTGAGTAGTTTCTCGTGTTCTCTCTCATTCTTTTTCCATTCCCTGCGTCTTCGCCTTTCTGCCTGTTCCTTCCGTTTCTTGTCCCTCTTCTTCTTTTTAGAATCAATCTCATCCAGTATGAAATTCCTTCTCCTAACCTTACATATAAGGTAGGCGGAATCTTCCCTAAGTTCACTTATGAAACCACTACCGTAAAAAGTAGGGTAGTGGATAACGTAATCATATCCCGTCCTCTCTTTCAAGGCATCACAGTACTCAACGATGAAGATTCTTTCTCTCGCCTTCTTCCTCAGTTTCTTTAGCAATTTGACTTTCATGTCATTTCTCAAGTATTAACGGGTTCTGGCCTTCAAGTTCTTGTATCCTAGTTTCTAAATTGTCTATCATCTCTTTCAAGGCACGACCTTGCCTTGCGTCTAAAACGGTCCCTTCATTCTCATACTCTTGCGTCAGGTTATTCCTGATGTCAGACTTGAAAACCAACGGTTGAGTGGTAGACAATGACACCTGTATGTTACCGTCATCTCCCTTCTCAACGTTGTAAATAGTAGGGGTAGTGAGAATGGAGGAGGCATCTGCGAACTTGTAGCAATAAAGTTTCGCCTCCCGTCCTGACACTATGTTCACACCACAAACCATGTTATAGATGTACTTCACACCGTTTTCCACGATCATCACGGACTTGCCTGTATTAACGTGATTGTAGAAATCATCCCAGGAGATAGCGTTAGTCCTCTTGATGTCGATGAACATGGGATCGTAAGAAGGAAACTGCACTTCCTTATACTTACCGTTGTCTGATAAGAATTTAGACCCGTTTCCTTTATTTAGGAAAGTGATGTCAGGCTCTAATTTCCTGTCTAACCCTTCTAAATCATCAATGAGAACAACAGAATTAGGTGTAATCGTGATCACCTTCATCAAGAAGGGCAATCCTTCCTCTTTCGTTATTGAGGAGGGTAACTGAGAAACGGTGTAAAGGTCGTAATACTTTTTACTGTCTTCTGTCCTTTCCTGAATAGATTGAGCGAATAGGTTATAGGAGTTTATACCAGAATAGGGGTCTAAAAAGTTGATCACGATCGCTTTCTTGTCATTGATCGCCTCAGCCAGTTTAGTGTATGTGTCAGGAGGACATTTCGCAAAGTAAGCTCCACCGCTACTACTGAACGTGAATGTCACGGGAATAACGTAAACATCCTCTACCTGTTCTGGAATGTCCTTTAAATACGCCACTTCATGCGCCTTCGCTTGACCGAGTTCAGTAACCGTGGGGCGAACTCCAGAAGGAGTGTTAAGGTTCATGGGTACCTCAGGAGTGCCTACTTCTACCTTGTCTTTCTTACTAAGCGTTATCAACGGGAATACTCTATCATCGGTAGTAGTTCCTGAGAGCAAATAATCATTAGGGAGTACGATCTCCTTCCTGTAAGTACCAGGTGGGTCTGTCTGGACTTTCGTCCACCTCACTACGTCTACTTGACCGTCAGTGTTCACGACCCCTTCTATCGTCACCGATTCAGTGTTCACGGAAGGGCAAGGTGTCAACTTCGATGTTTCCTTACAAGTGCATTCTACTATTTGGATAACGTCACAAAAATCTAGTAGGTAAGGCTCAACACCTGTCTCACTCTTCAAACTGTCTTTCTTATAGGACAAGTGAAAATCGAAGATTCCTACTTGAATAGAACCTCCAGGAATCTCAAACATGACAACATTCCCATTGGTGGTCGTGTTTTTAGGAACGTACTGTTCTTGTGTGAACTTATTTTCTACTACTACTTGAAGGTCACGGGCAACGGAAAGGTCTTCTGGTTCTCCCTCCGATGTCTTGATGACTAACGAAACGTAAATGTTCTTACCTACTCTAATTTTCATGACTGTCTTCTTTCTTGCGGGTCAAACCAATTGCTTGGAGTCAGTTCTGGCAACTTCATCAAGTGAGGGTGAGCCATTTGGATAACCACTATACCGTTGTTCTGCCCTATCCTCAATCCTAAGTTCCATGCGTTGCCTTGCATATCTACCACCTGAGCGGCAATGTCTGCGTTCTCATCGAACTGCATTAATTTCTCGATTAGTTCTCTGTTTTTCATTTTACCTTCCTTTCTCTAGTAAATAGGTTATTACACGCATCACACCTGTACAAGTCACGGTGAATGTAGGACTCCATCAACTTGGTTTCTTTACTCTTACACCGTGGACACCTAGGATACTTATGTCTTTCCTTCTTTATCAAAGTGCAGAACAGGACAAGTAGTATTAAATAGACGCCTATACAAGTCCAGGTTATGATCTCTATATAGCTTAACTCCTTCATTTAAAATTACTTATTATTCTCAAATATAAATATTTTCGTTCAGAAAACAAAAAATTTGAGACGAAAAATCCAGGCACCCTGAAAATTCAACCATACATGACTTTCCTTTTTGTTATCACGTGTAAGGGTGCCTGGCATTATCAAAATAGTTAAAAGAACTCCCCGCAAGGTCACTGCTGCGTTGCCAGTTTTACTTTCTCCTCGTAGTACCTCACGTAAGAAGAAGTACGTGGTGAAAACCATGCCTTCTTATGATGTTGGATACACCTTATCAAATCATGCACGGAATTAGACACGAAAGGTCTCCCTATCTCCTCCTCTTCATTCTTTAAGTATTCATAGAATCCCCGAATACCCTTCAAGGTGTTCATCGTTTCATCACATTCAGGGAGTTCAAAGAAAGATTTCTTGTATCTCTTTAACAAGTCTTCCAACTCCTTGTCATCACCTATCTCTCCCTTTATTAGGGAGAACACTTCATTCATGAGTTTGAAGTATTCTTCTGTCTTATTATTTAACATAACTGAGCTTGTAAGTTTTTGTTTCTGACAAACTTTCTACCACATTCACAAACAACGTATTCAGGTGTTACATAGCTAACCTTACGAGTTACTTCCTCATTAGTGTATTGAGGTAGTCCACATTTGTAACCGTTCAATATTAGACCTTTCAAGTGGTAACGTTTGCCAGGGATAATAGTCATTTGTCCATTCATTTGAGTTTCCATCGTTTCTACTGTTTTTATGTTTGACTTATTTTGATATACAAATATAAAAATTATATGTCTAACTGCAAAAGAAAAGTACTAATTTTTTAGTACTTTCCTGTTAAAAAATATTAAATAAGCCTTTCCTTAAAATCGTTCAAGGAGATGACTTCTACTCCTATTTTCATGGCTGCAGCGACCTTCGATGTCATCTTTCCTACTTCCTTAACTACCAAAATAGAAGTGTTCTTACTGATGTTATCCAGTACCTCTCCGCCTTCTTCTTCTATCAAGTGTTTCAATTGAGCGTCTCGGAAACCGGAGAAAACAACTTTCAAGTCTGAGTATTTCCCTTCTTTCTTCTTATCCCCGTAAGGAGGTACAATCACCATGTAAGAAGAATAGGGTTCTAAGCAAACCTTCGATATACCGTTAAGGTAAACGTTCGCTGTTATACTTGACACACCGTCAATCTTAACCAAATCTTCTAGGGTAACATTACGATCCTTTGGAACCGTGTCGTGAATGCCTAAAAGTATAACTTTCAAAGTTTTCTCTCCTAAACCAGGGAAATAACCTGATGCGTGAAGTAGCCTTTCTGTCGGGATACCGTCTTCCCTCAACTTCCTCACCTGTTCTAAGAACTTATCAGCCGATTTCTCACCGAACTTATCAAGTCGCAAGAGGTCATCCTTCGTTACTTCCATGATCATCCTCCAATGTGTCTTACCCATCTTATAAAGTTGCCGGAAAGTTTTTTCCTTGAAACCCTCAAATTTCAAGATCTTGAAGAAATCATAAACCTTCTGAAAGTTCACTTCTTCACACTTAGGGTTACAGCATACCTGATTTACCAATTTCTTATCCCATTTAAGAGGTTCTCCGCAATAAGGGCATACTGACATTTGGTCCATGAGTTTCTGAACGAGAGCGAGGGAGTCTTTGGCCTCTTCTTTCCTGGCCTCAACTGCCCAACCGTAAACTTGCCTGTAATAAACCTCATTCTCAAACTCATCAAGGAAAGGTATAATGACACTCCCCACTTGAACCATCTGAGGAATCACTTCTCCTGAACGCCTGATCATGATAGGGCAACCTTCATAGATCATCCAGTCAGAAAGGTAAGACGATGAAATACCGTTCACCCTCGATACTGTCGCTCCTGATATGTCCACGGGTTTCACTTGAAGTACAGGGGTGACAACACCGAACCTGTTGACTTCCCGAATTACACTAACTACTTCAGTCCACTTTCTCTCATTGAATGAGGAATGCTTATACGCCCTAGCGTACCTAGGGTTACCATTCGCCTCTGTCCCCATCCTGTACTGAGGATCTTCTATGTCTACTACTAATCCATCAATAGGGTAAATTCTAGACCATTCTTGAAATAAGGCCAGTAAAGACTCTTCCACTTCCTTCAACGTTTTATCTCCCCACTTAACCTTTCTATACGGTAAATCAGCACCCCTTATCACGCTCAACCGTTTCATCTGCTCACTCTTCGACAAGGGAGTACCGTCTTTCGTGAATAAATCGTAGGGAACGTATGACATCAAGTTGTACCTAATGCCTTCTTTAAAACCACCGTTCTTCCACCCCGCTACCGTGTTCCTCGGGTTCTTATAATTCAAAGATTTAAAATACTCCTCATTCTTCTCCCAGTCTTCTTGCGTGATAATCAGTTCACCTCTCATCATTGAGAAGTTTTCACTGTCCCATTCACCTTCATTCAAGTGAGCGCACTGCTCATCCATGATTTCTCCCACGTACCCATCTCCTCTACTCCACCATTTCTTCCCCACGTGAATAGCTGATATACCATCAAGTTTAGGTGTTATCACCAACCACGTGTCCTTCCAGCCTTCCCCTACTACATCTCCCAACCATTCCTCTAATTTTTCTACTTGCTTCACCTTGTCCAAGGAGAGCATAGGTTGCGGCAACTTTTCTTTCCTCGTTGATACAGGAGTAGGTTCTGATACTGCCTTCTTGAAGAACTCACAATCAGGAGCTTCTTCCCTCAATTTCTCTACCGTCTCATCCCAGACTTGGTCGGAGACAGAAGGGTTACCTTCTGCGTACTCCTTAGACCATTGCCTTAAATTCTTTATAGTTTCCTGTATATTCATGACTAAAAACGACCATTCATTAATTCACCTTTAAACCTACAAAGCATAGCATGGAACATCTCTTGATACATATTGCAAAGTATCAACCCTGAGTTTTCTATCATCATCTCCCTTATGGCATGATTAATAATTTTCTGACCGTTATCAGCCCATATAGTTTGAAATTCAGAGGACCCTAAATACTCTTTCATGCGTCTCTCACCTTCTTCCTTCAATAGGGAGTTAACTATCAATGAAAAATCAGAAAAATACCTTCTACCGTCTCCCCTAATTTCATACTCCCTGAAAAACTTATCTACTTCTTTCTTCACCATCTCTTCCCATTGCTCTTCAGGTATTAAAGACACGAAAGTAGCCTTAATCCTGTCTTTCACTCCCTGCATTAACGTTGCAGGGTCAAATTTCTGTACTTGTGTATTTTCTTCCATGATGTTTATCTATTATAATGTTTCACGTGAAACATCCTTTGTTAATTTCCTCACTATCATCCTATAAGCTTTCGAATCGTCCGAAGTCAATGAGCGTTTCCACTTATTCTTCAGCTTCCACCATCTCAACGCTTCCCAGACTTCACTTTCTGACTTTCCGGTCTCACCTTCTACCATCTTAACGAAATCTTTCTCCTTCTCGATGTCTTTCAGCAACTCATCTCTCAAACCGATCAGAGGTCTAAACATTTCAAGGTAATTAGAACGGTCTACTCTCGACTTCAAGTAATAATCAATCTCTTCAAAAGTGACGTTATCATAGTTGATCACACCACCGTAATTAAGATCATCTTCATCCAGCAAGTAAGTTATCCTATTCTTCCGTTGTTTCCACCCTGATAAATCGTCCCAATACTCCCCTCCAGGGTTATACTTAATGCAGAGTGACTGCTTTCCTGGATCGTTAGGAAACGCATACTTTTCAACTTGATACATACCTTTTGAAGGCCCTTTAGGGATTGAGTACTCACTAGAATAAAATTTTACCAGCCTATAATACATATTTTCTTTAGTGATCCTCTTCCTCATAGGAAGGTAAATCCTAGATCCTTCGCCTACTGAACTGTTTACTTCTTTTATAAATTCCCACCATGACTTATGACCAGAAGTCAAAGAAGGCTCAGCATCATACACTATCCTGATAGGACTCTCATCCATCTTAAACATATCCACCTTACCGTCAATAGGGTACATGATGTCAGAACGATCAAACAGACCATTAACGAACATGGCAAACTTCATTCCCCGTGTCTGGAGATTGTCTACTTCCATGGAAATGTCTCTACCTTCATCTTGATTTTTCATGAGTTTCTCAAGTTCTGCTTTCCGTGGGAAAACAGTGTCTGAAACTGAGAAATTAGTAGAAAACACACGGTAAAGATTATCACCATTTCTCATGAGAATATAAGAAACGTGGTTCCACTGATTCCTTACTTTATTAAAGTAAAAATCGTCAGAATAATGCTTGTCTTTACGTCTAGGCTTGAAAACCACGATAGAACGTTTTTCAGGTATCACCAAATCCCTATTTTTAGGATTCAGCAACCACTCATCAAACTTCTCTATATCCTCGTAACTGTACCCACCACACTTGTACCCCGTCAAAGCTGTCTCTTCATCCATGTATAGAACCAACTGTCTCAAAGTTAGTGGCTCTGAAGGATCTGCCTTTTCACCTTCACTTATCTGCATCAACTCCTCATTAACTCCTAAATACAACTCGATCATGGAAATAACTTTCATTACCTTTTCTATACGAGAGCGGAATTCCCGTACCATTCCTTCCATTTTAATCACTGTCTGCATCAGGGAGTTTTTCTGTGATTCGATGATACAGTTGGCCATGTAAGTTAACTCCTCAGACCTATTCTTCAAGACAGAAAGTTTATCAACAACGCCTACTAACGCCTCTGATTGAACGTTCCTTGAAACTAGTCCAGGCTCTTGCGGTAAGTCATCCTCTTCCAACTGAGGCATCACTGAAAGGTCACCGTTCAAGGCACGGTGAGAACTTTCTACTAGTTCTGAAACATCACCAAGAACCCTAACGTAATAATTTTTAAGATCATGAGTACCTACCGTTTCACCTTGATCTTCCCACTTATCAGTCATGAAAGAGTAAACCAGTATCTTAAAATAGGTGTACGTTTCCTTAGTTACACTCTCATTCAACTTGATCAAGAAATTATAGGAAAAATCTCTCACACTTTTTCTCCTATAAACGAACCCTACTTCTGGTTCTACTGACTTTTGAAAGTCAGTAGTGGTTGTTACCACTACTTCTTTCTTATCGTTTATCTTAAGTTCTGCCTTCATGTCAGTTCTTTTTTAAGTTGTGAATCAAGCGATAGTGCGGTCTCTGAATGTCACCCCAAGCAAGAGTGTTTTTAAAATTGACGATTGTCCCTTTACCGTCTTTAATGGTGAGGTGAAAAGACATCTCATTAATCATCCTGAAAGTTACAGTCACTGCAGAATCAAGTTCCACATCGTATTTCCGTAAAGTTTCTACTATCTTTGAAGTTAACTTCTCGAGTTCAGACTCTGCCTTTCTCAAAGATCTAGACAAGAACTTATCAATATCAAAAACAAAGAAAGGTGAAGAGTAAACCCAACGTTGTTCTGCATAGTATTGGTTTCTATTTTCAGGAGTTAAAACCATTCTCTTATAAGCGTTTCTTCTCTCAATGTTTCTCTCAACTTGTTCCTTACTCCATTGAGTAATTTTTTCAAGGTAAGAAGCTTTAAATTCTGCTAGTGCCACTTCAAGTTGTTCTTCTATCTTCATGACTTTTACTGTTTTATGTTTGACTTATTTCGATATACAAATATAAAAATTATATGTCTGACTGCAAAAATTAAGTACCAAAATTTTGGTACTTAACTGTTAAACTTTGTTAATTCCACTTATATCCCTTTTCTTTCAAGAATGCCTCTACTAACCAAACATTCAGTTTCTTCTCTCCATCATGCGTGAAATGTACAGGCATATCTACCCTACTGTTCCACCTCTTAAAACTATCACATTTCACTACCTCTTCTAGGTACTCATGGAATTCTCTTGTCGTGAAGTCCTTCACCTGCCCCTTAGGATTCGTAAGATGAATCAAACCATCTTTCTTTTCCACTGCCGTCTCATCCTCAGGGATTTTCTTACACCATGAACCGAATTTAGCCATTCTCTGGTTGAGCCAATTCTACTAATCTTCCTTGAAAAAGGGAAACGTGTTTCTCCTCGTCAGAGATTAGTTTAGAGAGTAACTGAACGCAGACGGCAGAAGTCCTCGTGTTAATGAGGGTCAATTTTTGCCTCAGTTCTCTATAATGCTTAAGAGTGTCCTCTTCCGCCTTGATTGCGAGGTTTAGGGCCTCATATGGGGTTTCACCGTATTTCACCTTAGAGGTATCATACTTACTAGTTATCTTCCCACCTAACTTGGTGATCAAGTCCCCTAACTTATCAAGGTGCTTCATCTCAACCAGAGCTGCTCCTAAGAGAACGTTAGAGACGGGTTCAAACAAACTTTGCTGTGTTATGTATTGATGTATAGCGCTCATCTCAGAGAAACCGTTCACTCCGTTGTACGCATCGTAGAACCATTCAGGCTCTACACCGTCACCTTCTTTCACTTCTGTAAACTCAGGATAAACTACCTCTTGGTTAGAGAATTCCAAGACGTCAACCATTGCGTCAGCCATTTTCTCTACCATGTTAGAGTTACCCTTGAGTAACATCATTTTCATGTAACTTTCCATTTACCTTTTCCTTCCGTTTACTTATAGGCAAGTAGAACATACCTTCTAGGTAGAACTCCTCCATGCCTTCTACTTGATGCTTGTCGCTTAACCGATACTTCTCTTTTTTCACTAGAACTAAGTCACCGTTCGATACTAACTTAGTTAGGTTCCTCATTACCTTCTTCCGAGTCCATCCTGTCCTACGGGTACACGTTAGAGGGGTTGCTACGCCTAAAACAGCGTCAAGTCCTAAGTACGCAGACCTCGCCTTATAAGACAACATCATGCCTTTGATGACACCTAACAGGAAATCTGAATCTGTCTCTCTTTTCATGTGATCAAGAATTTAAAGAAGTGAGAATTAACTCACTCCTTATTTTTTAGATTCTTTTCGGGCACGGGGAACAAGTTTAGGATTCACAGGCTGAGAATCTGCCTCTTGAACCTTCTGAGAATCTTCTCCTTCTCGGAGTGACTCTTTCCGGAGTTCTTCCTTCATTTCAGGGATAAGAGGGGCTGTCGCCTGCCTTTTCTCCTCTTCTTCTACTAGCATTCTAGCATAGTCCGCCTCATCCATGAAGGCCGTGAACGGGTATTGCTTGTCTGACATCTCCAAGTTACCACACTCATCACAGATGTACTCAAATTTCTGACCTCTCGGTGTGATTCTCACATTTTGAAGGCGCATCTCTTTCCCACACTCACAAACCATCGTTTGCATCACGGGAACTACTTTCTTAGTTTTAATTTCTGCCATAATGTTCTTAAATTTTAATTATCTCAAATATAAAAATTATATTTCTAATTCCAAAATTTCTCCAGTAATTTTTGATAAAGAGGGACGGTCTTTCAACCGCCTCCTCTGATCGACAAACTATCAAGAATAAATAAACAAGGTACTAACCACAATGTGAGAAACCGCAATCAAGGCAAACGGGACATCCTGATGAGTAGACCATGTTAGTTGACCCGCAAGACTCACAAGTCAACCCTGAGTGAGTACCGTCTTTCAAGTACTTCCTCAAGACCCTACATATCGCTTTCTCAAAAGAAGTAATCTCCTTCGCCTGTTTCTCAACTGTTTCAACGATGTATAAAGGATTAATACGGTGACGGAGGTCTAATGAGAACCTCTTCGTGTCCGCCCTATCGTTATTGTTATCCATCAGTGAAACTATGTCTTTGATGACAATTATCTCGTCTTTCCCAGGTAGGGAAGTGTGAACATCGTAAACCTTTTTCTTCCTCTTTATCGTCTTGCCTTTCAGTATGACTGAGGCAGGCAATGACCTCAACTGTGAAGGGAAGTTCTCTGCCTTAACAGCGAAAATCTCATAGGGGTTCTCATTCAGTTTCCCCACGATGATAAACCAATTCTGATTTAAGAACTGTCCTTTATGTATGTCACACTCAACGACCTCAGGGCGTTTCTGTGCGTCAGCGTACTTGAACTCGTTGTCTTTCTTCACTAACACTCCCCCACGACTACCGTCCCTGTAAACCGTGCATCCCTTACACCCCCTCTTCCATGCCTCCATGTAATACTGGCCTATCTCCTCTTCAGTCGCTGTCTTAGGCAGGTTATGAGTCACTGAAATAGAATGATCAACCCATTTCTGGAGTTGCCCTTGCAAGTCAATCTTCGCTATCACGTCCATCTCATTAGCCGTGCATCCTGCCCAAGGTGATTCTTCTTTCAGTTGTTCCAAGCGTTCCTCTGATAAGTCAGAAGTGAAGACATACTTGGACTGTAAGTAACTCTCAAACTGAGGGTGTATGACTAAATATTCTTGGAATTTCTCACCGTCAGCGTCTATGAAATCAACACGTGCCTCTCTGTCATTCTCCGTGATTTTCTTCCTACGGTGATATATCAATTCAAAGACAGGTTCCATCCCCGAAGAGACGCCTTTTCTCATGGCTAACTGTGAGGTTGTTCCCGTGGGAGCTATCGTGAGGTTTGAGATGTTTCTTCTACCGTATGCCAAGTAGGCACCCGTCATACCAGGGTATTCTCTCTCAACTTCTTCAAGAACCCTATTTATAAACGGGTTTTCTTTCTCCAACTTCGCATCGAAGACAGGGAAGGCTCCACGGGTACTAGCGAGTTCAATGGAAGCCATGTAACTGTGAACGCATAACATTTTCTGCACTTCAACTAGAAACCTGTTACCTTCTTTTGAACCGTACTTTATCCCTAACGCTGCCAGGGTGTCAGCCATACCCATCGACCCTAGTCCAGTCCGCCTACCCTTCACCGCAACGTCTTTCACCTTCCTCCACAAGTTCAACTCTATCATCTTGGTCATCTCATCCTCATAAGATTCGTCTACGCTCTGTATGATCTTATCAAGTTTCTCAATCTCAAGGTCTATCACACTATCCATGAACCTCTGACAAGTGCGAACAGCGTTACGGAACTTACCCCAGTCAAACCCTGCGTTCACCGTGAAAGGATTCTCCACGAAGTAAAGTAAGTTTATATGTCCTAGCCTACAGGAATCATAGGCAGAGAGGGGGATCTCACCGCAGGGGTTAGTGGAGATAGTCTTGAAACCGAACTTCGAGTAACAGTCCGCTGGACTTTCCCTCTTTATCGTGTCCCAGAAAAGTATCCCTGGTTCCCCGTTCTTCCACGCCTGATGAACGATCTTATTAAAGATCTCAACGGCAGGTTTCTGACCCCATTCTTCAGGGTTATTGATAGGGAAGTGGAAGTAATGAGGTAAGTTATTCATGACTGAGTTCATGAACTGATCGGTGACCTTAACTGACACGTTCGCACCCGTGTTCTTCCCCTCAACGTCCTTGCACGTTATGAAATCTTCTATGTCAGGGTGATTGACGTGAGCTGAGAGCATCAACGCACCCCTTCTACCGTCCTGTGCTACCTCCCTAGTAGAGTTACTGTACCTAGGCACGAAAGAGAAGGCACCCGTTGACGTGTTAGCGCACCCGTTGACTGGAGTTCCCTTAGGACGAAGGTGGGAAAGATCATGCCCGACACCTCCACGCCTCTTCATCAACTGGATCTGTTCTTGATCAATGAGGCAAATAGAACCGTAAGAATCCACCTCATTACCTATGACGAAGCAGTTGCCTAACGTTGAGAGGAAATTCTCATTCCCTACACCGAAAAGTATTGAACCTCCAGGGATGAAGCCCTTGAAATCATGTAACAGTTCTCTATACTCTTTAAAGAGTCTCTTCTCATACTCTTCACGATCGGGGAGTTCGGGGAGAGGACCTTCGGTAGTAGCATATTCGTAATAATGCTTCATGTCAATCCTAACTACTTCTCGGATGACTGCCTCAATCCTCTCATAGGGGGTTTCTTCCAGGTAAGTTCCTGACTTGTCTTTCAGGCAATACTTCGATAACCAAATGTTCGTCAAGAGTTCATTTCCCTCGAAATACTCTAACGTCTTCTGCCTTACCTCGTCATTCTTTTGCTTATTCATCTTGCAAGATAATTTTTAAAATTGGAATTAACTTGTCTCTAAATTGGATGTAAGCAACGGACTCCGGTTCTTGAGGAGCTTTACGTGAAATTTCAGAGCAAAACCTCCTTGTCTGTTCCCCCGTCAGCTCCAACCTATAAGGAGTTACTTCCGTCTTGTACTCCCTCGCTATCGTTAATCTCCTCAGTATATCTTCATCGGTAGGTAAAAGACCTTCCAAAGATTTTATCTTAAACAGGTTTAAGTGCGTCCTACCACATCTGAGACAAACTGAATACTTTCTTTTCATAGGCCCTAAAATTATAAAAATCTTTTTTAATTTCTAAAGTTTTACTGAATATAAATCAAACTTTCTTTCGCCCTAGTAACTGCAACATAATAAAGGCATTTTTCAGCGTATAGCATTTGCTGTGACGTTGCGTAAGGTGAAGGTATCAGTTCTTTCTGATAGAAGAAGACACGTCTAGCCTCTAGCCCCTTTGACTTGTGGCACGTCATCAAGGTGATACCTCCAACTTCATCAGAGAATAACTCCTTAATAGTTTTATAGCATTCACTGAAAGTGACGAAATGATCGAGAAGTATGAAGATGATCTCTACCATCTCATCGAAGTTCACCACCTTAGGGTGAAGTTGAGGCCTAGAAACCCCGGAATCTTTCAAGTCAGACAGCATCTGTTCTCTCTGCCTATCGAAATGATCCTTCACCTGGAAATAACTCATGCCTTCGATAGGCTCAATCATCTTCAACAGTTTCTCCCCGTAATCTTTACCGTATATGTGTGATTTCTTACCTTGAACGACTAAAGTCAGGAACAACTGAACTAATGGTTTGTTATTCCTACAGATCACGATGTCACCTTCTTCTATCTCAGAGATTTTGCCTTCCCGTACTTCTCCCTCCGGTGCGTCCTCTAGGTATTCCATCGAGTCTGGAAACACACCGTTAGCGCACTCGGTGACGGACTTAGAACAGCGGTATGTCCTTGACAACGGGAGGCAGAGTGTGTTCTCTGACTTCTCAAACTCCTCGAAACTTTTCAAGTTAGACCCCATGAAGGAGTAAATAGCTTGTTTCTTATCTCCTACCGCTATGAACCTACCCGTAGATTTCCTAATCCTGTCTACCAAGAACTTCTGCATAGGGTTCAAGTCCTGACACTCATCAACGAAAACAACATCATACTTAGGGAAGGCGAGAGGTGGAAGGTCTTTACAGAGGTAAAGCATATCGCAGAAATCTATCATGGAACCGTCCTTCAACTTCCGATTATAAGTGTTGAGGATGTCCATGCACTTCTCAACGTCCAGGCAATGCTCTGGAGTCGCCAGTATGTCGTACTCTCCAGCTACCTCGGTTAAAGAGGAGTAGTCAGTGATAAGGTTCATCCTCACGATGTCTACTAACTGGCATAGTTCCATCATGTAAGAATTCTGTTTCTTCAAGGTGTTGAACCTTGACAAGTCTAACTTGTTGCGGCACAGTTTGAAGGTCTTACCGTCCGTTACTTTCAAGTTGCACGAGTGGTACTTGAGGAGTATAGACATACCTAATGAATGCAAGGTCCTCGCCTTGACGTGAGTAGGTAATTTACGAGAGAGTTCTTCCTGGATCGACTTGTTGAAAGCGAGGAAGATACTAGACTTCATGGGTGAAGTGTTCTTCGCCAGCATGAGTAAGGTGAAAGTCTTGCCTGACCCTGGGCAGGCGTTTATCACCAAGTTCATGGAGGTAGTCTTATAGGCCACCTTAATGTCTTCTTGATACTTTGATAGTTCCATTTTACCGATGTTTCTTAACCTTGTTTATTTGTCAATTCAAAAATATAAAATTTATATGTATCATGCAACTTCTGGAGGATTATCTTCAATGAAATACTCAAAATTCTTATAGGAAGCGAGTTCATCTGCCCTGTCATTGCCTTCTTGATAGCAATCCTTACCTCTACCATGTCCCCTAGTGTGCCTCACCTCGATGATGCCCTTAGGGAAGGACCTGTAAACTTCTAGGAACTGTTCCCACAAGTCCCAGTTTTTCCTACTCCTTATCCCGTTCCTCTCCCAGTTAAACACCCAGCCTTTATTCACTGAGTTCACGGTGTACTCACTGTCTGAGATGAGAACAATCGGTATGTTCTTCTTCTTAATTAGGCGGAGTGACTCTATGATCGCACGTAGTTCCATCCTTGACACGGTGGTGTTCTTGTACCCCACGGATAACTCCCTCTCCGATATTACCTTCCTGTCTTCCCTGTATTGCATCAAGGAACCGTAACCACCTAACCCTGTTCTAACGTTGCAAGAACCGTCAGTGTATATCACTATGTACTTCATAACCACTATTATCAAAATTCTTTTTACTCTGATGAGTTCATCTTGAACTGGACAGAGACAAAATTTCTTTTACTCTTTTTTAAAGTCTCATCTTCACGATTCTCTCATACTCCTCTTTCTTGTCTGCCTTCTCCTTCATTTCTCTATACCTCATCAGCCTGTCTGAGACCTTAAAAGAAGGGTCACTCATGAGTTCCTTCACATGATCGTAATTAAGGGTAATGTACCTAGTTTTAGGTATTCCTTTCCAAGAAGTAGTGATCACTCCAGATTCTTCCAATTCTCTAAAAATCTTGGAAGCCGTGGGGGAAGATATTTTAAGTTCACTTTCTAACCACTCCTGCAAGAAAAAGAATTCCCCCTTATCCCATTTGAGGTAAGTGTCCTGATCTAACTCCTCTTTGAAATCAATGAGTAATTGAAGAACATAGGCGTTCAAGGGACCAAGGGTACTCACGAGAGCCTTGTTCAGCCTGATATAAAAGTTCTCCGGACTTAGTCTCTTTAACTGTTCACACGTTGTCATAGATCAATTCTGCTGGTTTCTTTTCATGTCACTATACATTCTATCAGACTTTAAGATCTTGTTTCTCTTTCCTGATCTTTTCGGCCTTTTCTCCAAGTATTCCTTAACCCTGTTGAACTCCTCAACTGTCGTTATGAAATGCTTCCGAGGATCCAGTGAAGGTACCGACTCTTCAAACACCCTGAAATAGCGTTCCCACCTCCTGTTCACTATCACCAAGTACTCGGGAACTCCTAACTGAGATTGCAAGTTAGGATGGGACGTTACCTTCATACTCTCTCCTAAACTCATCTTCCATCTTTTTACTTATTTTCACTTTCCTTTCTCCCTCACTCAGCAACTTCACCAAGACTTGCAAGTCCAGGGTGTAAAGGTTCGTTTCACCGATGCCTCTCTGTTTCATTATCACTAACCCTAGTTTCTTCAGGTTTTTCATGCACCTAAACAAGGTACTCTCTGAAACACCCAGGCGAGTGTAAAGAAGTTTCTTGGACATGTAGAAGAAGTTGTCTTCTTGAAGTTGGTCAGTTAGGTAGAAATGCTGATACCATGAGAATAACTCAGCGTAAAGAGTCGCCTCTAATAGTCCTATGTTCAAGACTAGGCACTTGTTTAATTGCCAAAAAGAATCGTTTCCATACAATTGGAAGATTTCCTTATCTGTCATCATTCACAAAGTTAAAATTATTAGAATCGTATGAAAAGGGACTTTGTGATTCCCTTTATCAGGATTCAGATCCCTATTCATTGGCTCAAATGTAATCATTTTTTCTTAAAGTTCAAAATTTATCCCTCTTTACTTTCAAGGCAGTAGTACTATTTCTTGATTTGGGCCCGGAGTTCATTCTGAACTATAAAATATAATATATATACTTAATAAAGCCTTCAGGCCTTATTCCCTTATCAGGAACTCCTGTTCCTTCCAAGGACGAGGTCCTCTCGACCTGAGGAACCTCTTAATAAAGCCTTTAAGGCTATATAGCCCCTGCGGTGCGAGTTTTTCATCAATTAGGGATTTCTTTACAACTCCTATTTATGTCGATGATACCACCCTTAGGCGTTTTAAGTTCCCTATTCTTCACGGTGAAAAGATCGTTAGGAGACACTTGAATCAACACGTCAAGAACTAAAAAGTCTACATGATTTAACGCTAAAGAATGAACGTCAGGAACCTTGTATCCCTCTAACGTGTTTAAGAACATGAAGAAAGTGTCAGTGAACGGGCAATAGACTACCTGTTTCAAGGATTCATTCAAAGCTCCTGTCTTCGCCAAGTAGAGAACACACAAGAACCCCACGTAGAGGTCTGGTGAAAGTCCACTCTTTTTAGCCTCTGGGTCTTTATAAAGGTATTCTCTCCAATCACGGTCGAATTTTTTAATAGTCTGAATTTTCATGAGAAGGAGGTCTTCTGCTGTTTCCCCCCGATCCTTACAGATCCCATCGTAAAGAACCACAGATCTATAAAAGTGTTCTATTATTTTACTCATGACCTTTGGATTCATGCTCAGCCTGTTTAACACGTCCATTACTGTTTCCATTTGATAGTTTGTTTTAAATTTTAAAGAATAAGGTTGAAGAGATTAATTCTCTTTGGTTTTCTCTTCAAGACTGATAAAATATTTGTTTAAAAGTTTTCTGTTCCTCTTCTCCTGTCTTTTAACCGTCCTTTCATTTCCAGCTCCTTCAGGAGGTTGTACTCTTCTCTCAAGGCGAAGAAATGGTAGTTAGGATCAACAGGTACCTCTCCTATCGGTTCTATGATGACGGAAAAGAACTTCTTGAACTCATTATCAATGATCACGTAGGAAGACGGCACGTTGAAAAGTGCCTGGGTCTTGGGGTGATCATGTAGCTTTTGGATTCTCGTCATTTCCCCCATACCAAGTAATTAAAGAAGTCAATGACTGAATCCCACAAGGGGAAGAACACGGTGAACATGAATAGGAGGAATAACACTCCTAAAATGCAATACCAAGCGGGCCTGTACTTAGGCAGGAGGTAATAACTCCCTACCTCTCCCTTCACTATGAAATTCAAAAGTTTTCTTTTCCATTTTTTCATGATTTCTAGGTGTTGTAGTGGGACTACTAGTCCCACTTGGTTAACAATTTAATATCGTGATCTCTTTATTGCCTATTTTCTCATCTGATACTACTAAGACCTCGTACTTCTGTGATTGGTAATTGTAAACCACCTCACAAGTATTGAAGCCTCTACCGTCTTCTCTCTGATCATAGATCGTGTTCACGTGTTGGTACATCTTGTTGCCTAACATGAAATTCACTTTTCCTGAAGTGTTAAAGTAGAATGCTACTGCGAACGCTAGTGTCTTCTTTTCATCAACTTTCTTTGCCATGATCTTTAATTTTAAATGTTTGACTTCCTGTTACTTATTTTGTATATGCAAATATAAAAATTATATGTCTAACTGCAAAATTTTAGTGGTACTATTTTGTAGTACCACTGTTAAAAATTGTTAAACATAAGAGGCTAAGTCTCGTTTCACCCTCTCCTTTATGGAGACCACTTCACGGAGGTACCCTTCGTACTCCTCAACGATACTCCCATCCGTTATGATGCCCGCCTTGTAGGAGTTGTACTTGTTGATCATGGCGAACTCCTCGTCTGCGGTGTAGGTCTCTCGGATGACGGCTTCCACGCATTTCCCGTACTCCGGTTTCCCTTTAACGGTAGTCTCCTTGCAAGACCATTGAACTGTTGGCTCACCGCCTTCTTCTCTCTCGACTGTTTCTTCCTGAATGTCCCAACGGTAAAGGTAGTTACCGTTCCCCACGGCCTCAAACACTGAAGGCTCATGGTCGTAATAAGCATTTGTCATAAAACTCTGATTTAATGATAGTTCTTAACAAGTTCCGTGAGTTGCTGTACTTCGCCCAGCCTAACCAACCGCATATCCCTTGCTTATATTCCTCCGCCTTGATGCCTTTCACCTTGTTTAGGCGGGAGGCTCCCTTACAGAAGTTTTTCTTGATACTCTTTCTTATCAAGGTCTGATCATGGTAAAAGACGAACCCCACGAAGTCAAGTCCCCTGCCTGATTTACTCCACTTACTTGACTTGATAGGGAAAACTTGCTCGTTACCCTTCAGTCTCAACTTCAAGGTGGAGAGGTACTCCTTGATGTCAATAAGAAGGGAATGGAGTTCTTCTTTCGTGGACGCTAGGAATACCATGTCATCAGCGTACCTGAAGTAGTACTTCACGTGTTTAACCTCCTTAACCCAATGATCGAAGTAGGCCAGGTAGAGGTTCGCTAAGTACTGACTCAAGTAGTTACCGATAGGTACACCAGGTGCGCTGTCTATGATCTCGTCAAGTAGGCGCAGTGTCCTCTCACATTTAACCTTCTTCCTAACGATACTTTTCAATATCTCATGATCAATGGAAGGGTAGAATTTCTTGATGTCTATCTTCAAGCAGTACCTAGTCCCTTCCTTGTCCTTCATCGCTGCTTTCACCTTGCACATGGCACGGTGAATCCCCCTCTCTTTTATGCAACTGAAAGTGTCTGACGTGAAAGTAGACACCCAGATAGGTTCTAGGACGTTCATTATAGCATGATGCACGATACGGTCAGGAAAATAGGGAAGTCTGAATATCTCACGTTCTTTCGGTTCGTGTATGATGTAAGTATCATACTTAGAATTCTTAAACGAGTCACTCTTTAAGGTCTCATGTAAGGCGAGTAAGTTTTCTTCCCTCTTCTTATCGTGACGTCTTACACCGTACGCCTTCAACTTCCCTTTCCTCGCTTTCTCATCTGCGAGTCTAAGGTTGTCAAGAGAGATGATCTTCTCGTATAAGTTACTGACCCTTTTAGTTCCCATTTTGCTTTTCTTAATCGGGGCTTTCGGTTTCCCTACTTGCTCCTTTCTGAGTTTGACATTTTTTGCCGAGAGGCAAGGCCGTTGTCCCACTATTAGTATTTTCTTTGAAAAGTATAGCCGAGAGCCGATGTTCGTATTCGTAATCGAGGGGGTGTTATCCGAATTAGAGTTCACGAGCCCTGCATTACCACTGTTATTAGCGTTCCCACCGAACAAGACACCTCAGGAGACAACCGACCTTTTCACCTCGATCACTCGAAGTAATACCTGTTATTGCTACCCCGGAGAGTCACCTTCCGAGGGAATTTATCCATTTCCTTGATCTTCTTCAAGACGTACAGTATATCAGAAGATCCCGTGAAGAATTTCTTTGCGTCTTTCTCTGGACTGTCTCTCTCAGGTTTTATCTTGACGAGAGTTTGACCTTTGGTTCCTTTCGCCTTACTGAACCTAGTAGGAACGTCTTCCAAGAAATCTACTACCCAGAATGTCGTGTTGACGATCTGAGACTGTGTCGTTTCTCTGCAGTTGAAACTCCTGTTGTTTTCATCACGCTTGATGTTCAGGAAACTTAAACTTCCGTCATCTTCTGTCACTTTATCCATTTTCTAATATTTTGAGTTTAACGTGTTATTCGTGCGTGTGAGGCGTTTATTCGGGTATAAAGCAAAGCCGAGAGCCGACGTTCGTACTCGTAAGCGAGGGGGCGAAAGCCGAAGCAGAGTACACGAGCCCCGCAAGACCACCGTTATTAGCGCGCCCACCGAACAAGACACCTCTTAGGGTCTCCACTGTCGGTATAGCGGTGTAATGGTAATCACAGAAGTAAGTCGTTGATCCTCCACCAACTGTTTCAGCTATTATCTCACCCCCTTCACCGAACAAGACAGACTTGATGTAGCCTTCTGTTCTCGCCTCATCACCCACGTACTTATACCCTTCATAGTTCGTGTCGTTGAACAGACTAGGGTCATCCGTCACGAACACCTTGCTGAGGTTGTCACCCCCATTCTCTTCAGTAGGAGAGATGCGAACGTTCACACCGTCCGTCCACGCCCAGACATGGCCGAAGGGGTTCTCCACTCCCCTGTACCGAGGCACTTGCACGGTTCTCTGGACTTCTCCCGCCTCGTTCATCATGTCGTAGTTCACGTACCCCGTGTTGTTACCTAAGGAATCAGTGTGACCGCAAGGAACGAAAGGGTTGTAACTGTTGTAGTTTGACCACTCAGAAGAGGCCGTGACTGTTGTCACTCCCGGACCGAGTCCGCCTTGAGCGAAACCGTTAGAATCTTTCTCTGAATTGAAAGTCTCCTGAGAGTTCAAGGTACCGTACTCGATTGCGAACAGCCAGAATAGGTCTTTCTGAATGTCGTAAGTCATGCAGTTCCACTCACTGGAGCCTTCTTTCCTCTTCCTTGCGTAGGCACGGAAGTTGGTACGACTGATACTTGTCGCAGGTCGGCCTAAGAGTGTACGGTAGGTACCGTCCCAACTCGAAGTGTTGTTGCCTCCCCTATAATCCGTGTCATCATTCACCACGGAGCAAAGAGTAGTAGTAGACCTCTGCACGGAAGCCTCATAGGCGGAAACGTACTTCTTCTTCACGAAGTGGTAACCGGGGAGTGCCATCTCAGAGATCCTCACCCGCCTTTTCGTGCCTTCCGTCTCAAACTTGCGGTAATAAGAAGGTATCTCTACCATAACCTGTCCTTGAGAACCGTCCCTCGTCTCGTTCACCCACGTGCTAGGATCTAGGTACTTCTGTACCATACCGTCATCAGAAAGTAGGCATCCTTTCATCTTCGAGTGGATCGGTAAAGACCTGTGGTAGTTGAAATTACCAATCCTAGTGCACTGACGTGAAGACACCGTGGTGTCATACTCTATCCCGTAACTCAGTTGGTCTTCTACCTGAGGGACTTGGTTGAGGAGAGTCTCCACGGTGACACCGTAGTTGTCACCCTCCTTTGCGACTACTAATTTCTCGTCACCAGAAAGCGTGTCTAACACGTCTAACTGGCTTATTTTCATTCCTGCCATGATTAATTATTTTGATTTTCTAACAAAATGGATCCCTCGACCTCATGCAAGATCGGTTCTCCTGTCTCTAGTAATAGTTCTTTTTCAACCTTAATTGCCTTCCCTCGTGCCTCAAATGAGGTATCCGCTGCAGCGGGTGCAGAATATGAAGGATTCGATGACATTTTAGCACCGTTCTGAGCGTACCACCCGTCTACTTCATAGACGTACTCATCCGTGTTGTCAAGTAAAGTCATCGTGTTAAGGTCATCTGAGTAATAAGGAACCCTTATCGGGCCTTCAAAGGTTAATGATTTAACGTTGGCATTCTTTTTCCATACTTGCGTGAACCACCGTTTCTGGAACCTAGCGAGCAAGGTTGTCGATCCTTCCACGGTGAACGTGTAGGTCTGCTGGTCTGAGATCAAGGTGCCTTCTTCATCGTACCAGATCGGAAAGTCCCAACCGCCTGCCTTACTGTAAGCTACTTTAGGGGTTGCGGTGACCGTGTACTCTTGCCCTACTTCTAAAACTCCAGTTCCCTTAACTGTACCGCCTTTTTCCCCTATCGTGAAGTCTCCAGGTTCTGCGGATTGCGGGTCTGCTTCCCTGTAGGTTGCCTTTAAGGTGATCGTGATAGGCGGTACAGGAGGAGTACCCTTTTCTAAAGGTACTCTTACTCCTAAATTCATTTTACCGAATCTTATCATACCGTGTTAGTATATGGAATGGTACACCCAGTCCCAACCTTGAGAGAATTGGAGCATCTTTGAGTGTATGTCATTCAGTTTGGTCTCGATTAGGTCCCTTGCGTTGTTCCCCAGTTGACCGTTCGTCAGGAAGGTAGTGTAAGAACCCGTCTTCGCCAACTCCGTCACGTCCTTGCCTCGGACCGTGGTGTAGGTGACAACGGGAGTGGCTCCTGAAAACTCTTGGACTACTAGTAACCGATAGGTCCCTTCTTTGTCTGAAGGGTGCCATATCTCTACCACGTTGTAGTACTTCTGAAGTACGTCTATGAAGTTCCTTAAATTCTCGTTCATCGTTCACTCTCCTTTCTTATAGACCTGACGGTCTAGGTACTCTTTCTTACTCTTCAGCACCCTCTCGTAATGGGCGTTAGACCTTTTCTTGAGGACATCGTGACGTTCTTGGGGCGTCATAGACGCAATGTGCCCGAGGTTGATCGTGATTCCTCTCTGCCTTTCTTCTACCGGTAACTCAACGATAGACCTTTTCCGACCGCAAGACGGGCAGAGTAGTAACTTAGACAAGGCACCCGTGGACATACCGTCCCAGTCAGGTACTTCGACTACCACCCCAACTTTCTCGCACTCGGTGTTAGTACATTTAACTTTCATGTTGTCAGTAGTTTTTTCGCCTTGCGTGTTCAGCGATTAAGAGACCGTCTCGGTCTGGGTGACCTTCACCTTTCCACTCAGGGAACAGGCGGTTACCTACTTGCAAGGACATTTTCTTAAGATCGTCACCCGTGGTACCTTGCGGTAAAAGTGCTTTTTGCCACTCCTTCGAGTCCACGAACTCATAGGCGAAACCGAGTGTCTCGATGACGCACAAGGTAGCCTCGTGGCAGCGGAGTGCGGTGCAGGACGCAGTGAACCTCTGCGGGTTCACCATGGGCCTCTCGATGAGGCAGAAGACCCTGCAGTCTTCTCTCTTGTAGTTTAGAAGAAGGTCACGTAGGGTGGGAGCATCGAGTCTAGAGACATTCTTCTTCGCCTTCGTGTAATCTTGCACGAAAACGGTAGGGGTTTGGAAGAAAAATGGCAACTCTCCCTCCTCTAATATCCCTATAGAACCGGAAGTCCCGTTATCAATACCTATGTAAACCTTCTTCATCACGTCTAAACTATAAAATAACCTAAATATGAAAACAAGCTCAAATATAAAGGTTTTACCTGAGAAATCAAACTAAAACTTGACTAGTCTCGATTCATCGTTTTCCTTCTCAACGATCAAGACGTTCTCTGTCCTCTTGTCCACTTGCACCTGTGAGATGAGGAGGATCGTCAAGTGCAAGGACTGCAAGGCTTCTATGAACGTCACCATGCCTTCCGAGTCCACGGCGTCTAAGATCTCATCGACCATGATCAAGTCCAGTCCACCTGAAGGTGAGGATTGGTTGATCAAGTTCTGGAACGTTAGAATCGTGGAGAAGATCAATCTCCCTTTCTCTCCGCCCGAGTAACACCTGTAGTCGTCCTCTTCCTTGCCGTCACGGTAAATGACAGCGTTAATCGACTCTTTCACCGACCCGTCAGACAGTGTCTTGAACCCTTCTAACTTCAACTGGAGGTCCGTGTTGATCTTCTCGAGGAACATATTGGAGTACCCCTGAATCGTCTCAAGTGATCGGTTCGTCAAGTAGACGTAGAAATTCTTGAAGTTCACGACCCACGCCTTCTTCTCCCTCAACTCCTCTTCTTTCACGTCAACACGTGATTGCAGTTCATCGAGTTTACACTGGCACTCCTCGATCTTCTTACCTAGGTCTCCTACTTTCTGGTCGATACCGGAGTCTCCTGTCATCTTCTCTGCGTTTTCAGCCTGCGCCTCGATCGCCTTCACTTTCTCCCTCAGTTCCACGGCACGGACGGAATTACGGGCGAGGTCTTCTTGTATCTTCGCTTCCTTCGTGCGGATGCGGTCTAGTGAGAAGAGTGCCCTGTTGAGTTCCTCGGAATGCTTGCACACTAGGGCAGATTTCTTCCGCTCCTTCCGCTTCCAGACGTCCATTCCGGACTCTATACTCTCTATCTCCTTCTCTATCTCCTTGATCGTGTCGTTGACTTTCCTTTTCTTCCCCTCAACTTCCCTGATCGCCTCTTTCACCTCTTCGAGCAACTCTTTCGCCTCATCCACGGGCATCTCGAATGACGGGTTGTAAACGTGGTGGCATTTAGGACATTCTATCTTACCCCGGAGGAGGAGGTCTAAGTCGTACGATGACGAGTACAACTCCTGGCCTTCAGCGTCAAGTTCCTTCACCCTACCCTTACACTTCTGGATGTCCTCTTCCTTGTCACTGACTTCTAACCGTATCTTCGCCACTTCATCATCATAAGAGATAGAGCGGAGTTTCCTGCAGGCCTTGTTCAACCGTTCTACTACTCTCTCTGCCTGAACCCTTTCCACTTGCACCTGAGCCGTCCACGACTTGGAATGCTCTTCGAATTTCTCACACTCCGCTATCTCCGCCAGTACCTTCTCCTTCATCTGCCGGAGTGACTCTAACCGTTCTTCCTTCTTCTTCTCTAGGTCGAGGTTCACCAAGTCCTCCCTTTGCTCCTCGTAAACCGTTTTCCTCGTTGACACTTGCAAGCGTTCGTCCCTGAGAGACTTCAATTCTCTCTCAATCTTCTCTATCTCTTGATTGATTACCTGGTCTGACTTCGCTAACTTGTGAGCGCCTGAGAAACGACCTATCAGTTCCCGTTTCTTCGAGTCCGGGGAGGAGAAGAAAGACACGAACCGGTCCCTGTTGATCAAGTAGTAATTCTTGATGTCATCAGGTGAGATCCCGATGAACTCGAGTAGGTACCTGTTACCGTCATTCACCGTGGCGTACTTGTCCTTCATTAAGACCCCGTTCTCGTAGATCTCGAGAGTTGAGTTCTTCGACCGGTACACCGTTCTCCTCACCGTCAGTTCACACCGGTAGAGGTTGTTGCGAAGGGTGAGTTCCATGGAGCATGAAGACTCACCGTGACGGATCAACTTCATGTCCCTTTTTCCCGATGACGTTCCACCGAGTAAGCAGTAGTAGATAACCTCGAATAGGGTACTCTTACCTGACCCGTTGGTCGCCTGACCTCGGTTCGTCAAGTTGTTGCCTTGCACCATGATCGCCTTCCCCGCTTGGAAGTCATAATCCAACGTCACGAATGATTGGACGTTCTTAGCTTTCACGTTTATAGGTACGAACATGGCCTTAATCTTTTAAAAGGTTACTGATCTCCTGATCTAATCTCTTCTCTAACTTCTTAAGCAACCCTTCTGCCTCTTGATAAGTAGGAGTAGTGGAAAGGTGATTCCCCATCTTTTCTAACAAGTAATCACGAATGAGGAAGAAGTCATGAATGGAGACCTGCCTCGGTTCAGTGACCGTTTTCTCACTTTCTAACACTATCGTGTCCACTTCAGGTATCAAGAACTCCTTCCTGCAGTAGTTGAAGTGAGCCTTGTAGAAAATTAGAGAGTCCTGTGCTACCACGTCCGTTATATCAAACTGACATAGGTCTAAGTGAAGTCCTCTATAGGAATCTAAGATGTTCCTCGTCCAATTAGAAAGGTTTTCCCTCAACTTGAAGACACCTTTCTTACCGATGTTTTCTCTTTCTTTCATTTGATTTCATGTTTTAATTTCATACCATAAAAATATAAAAATTATATGTCTTATCCAAATAAAAAGGGTACTATTTTAGTAGTACCCTTAAAATTTAGTAGTGATTCAAGATCACATCATCGGTTGATTGCAACCGCATGAACAACCGTGTTTCTCTTCAGGTATATCGTAGATGACGGCTTCCGTTGTCAAGACGGTGGAAGCTATTGAGACGGAATTCTCAAGGCAAACTCTGAGTACCTTGTACGGGTCTAAGATACCGTTCTCATACGAGTTCTCAATCTTCATCGTGCGGATGTTCAATCCCTTCTCCATGAACTCTTCAGATGTAGGATTAAAGTCGAAACCGTTAAGTACACTATCACTGTCACCGTAACCAGCGTTACGGAGCATCCAGCGGAGAGGCGCCATTAACGATTCCATGACACACTTATAACCATAGTAGTAGGAGGTATCGGGGTATTCTTTCATCAAGTGCAAGTACCCTTCCCTGAAGAACATGATACCTCCTCCAGGAACAACTCCTTCTTGCATCGCTGCCTTAACGGCACAGAGTGCGTCATCGACACGGTCCTTCTTCTCTTTGATTTCAATTTCCGATCCCCCACCAACGTAGATAACCGCTAGACCTCCTGTCAACTTCGCAAGGCGTTCTTGCA